TCATTCTTCATTATACAAAGTGACTATCGCCCGCACCTTATGCCCTTGCAGTTTGGGTGTTTCCTGTATGGCACCGCTCCCCATCGAGAACAGCCATGCTTTGGCGGTTTCTTGTCCTTCTACTTCCGTACTCGTCCAGTACCAACATTCATCGGCATCATCGGGCAGCGGTTCACCACCGCAAGACTTGATGTAAGGATTGATAGATGCCTTGGCAGCATAAAGCAGCCGCATTTGCGCCACCGAAGGCACGTAGGCACTCTGTCCGTACCGCCACATATCGAATACCTGCATGGCCATAGGTGAAGAAACATCGTCTGTGTCATACAGGGCAAAGGTATTCTCGTTCCCATCGTAAGCCGTCAAGTCAGCAGACGTTCCTTGCGAAATGCCCAAACTGTCAGCAAAGGCTTCCGGAGGAAGGTCATGCAGATAGACCGCATAGCCAGTGCCACTCATTTCTTCATTGCGGTTCACATGGAACACCACAGCTATCGCCTCCTTGCCGGAAGCCACATAATCCTCGTAGCTTCGTGTCTTGCCGTCCGTACAAAGTATGTGTCCTACTTTCATCGAGGTGTCCAACGGGTCGTGATGCCCGTCACAACCGGTCAAGCCAACACCCAACATGGCCACGACCGCCACACACGCTATTCTTGTTTTAATCGTTCTCGTTTGCATACCTTATAATAATATATATAGATGAATACTCCATTCTGCGAGAATCTGTTTAATCTGTATTATCTGTGTGCCAATCTCTTATTTCGTGGGTATCTTCACGCCGATGACAATACCTGTCCGAAACAAATCTTCCCCTTTTATCATCAAGTCGCACTTGGCTTGCCAAAACAGTTTCCAGCCCTTGCGCAACGCATAGCTGTGTTCATAGCCCACATGAATGCCGCCCAGTACCTTGTTTCTGTCCGAGCCGAGCGACCCGCCCAACCGCAAATTGCCATGATGGTTACGGCTGCGGAACACGCAAGGCTTGTAGGCCGCACCCACGCCCCAAGTGTTGTAGTGGTTCCAGAACGATTCGGGGCAAATATGCTTGCAATCCTCACATTCGTCCCATTTCAGATAGACATTTCCGAAGAACTCCCACGCATGGTGGTAGTTCGTTTCATACTCGTAACCCACCGTCAAGTCCAGCCCTCTCTCATACAGCAGGCCTGTACCGATTTGGATGCGTCCTTGCCGGTCATCGGCAAAACCCGGCAAAGTGGCTACTAACATGAATGCCAATATGACTAAGCCCTTTGGCACAGCCAAATTCTTCATTCTTAATTCTACATTCTTCATTTCCTCTATTCCTCCTGTAATAAAGCCTCATTAAAACTATCCGCGCAAAGCACGTCCTCATAGTCGATGTTCAAAGCAATGGTACGCCCCGAAATCTGTTTCTCGCTCACCTCGATGGTCAGCACCTTGTCATTGGGAAAAGTCATTTTCTTTATGACCAGCACATTGCGGTAACCATGTTGGAACGAACTACGTTGCTTCAATTTCATCTCCGGCTCCAGTTCGATAACTTGTGAGTTGGTGGCTTTCGACACCTTCTTGTCCGCCAATTTGACGCGGATTTCGTCGATGTCAAAGCGGATATTCGTCCTGTTCTCGATGGAGAAGTCAAGGAAGAAGTAGTCGCCCACGGCATAGATGTTGTTCAGGCGCATGGTCATGCGGTGTTGCCTGCGGTTCACGTTGCGGTAGCGGGCGGGCGACAGCCACACCTGCCGGGCAAAGCGGTACATGTCCTCGGTGGAGAGCGACACCGCCGGGTTACGGTAGGCGGTCATTTCCATGGGCTGCACCTCCTTGTCCGTTACGGCTTCCTGCATCCGGGTGGTGTAGAGCAAGGCGTATTGGGTACGGTAGCGTTCCGTCACGATGGTGACGATGGCCAGCACCTCGCCGTCTTCATGCCCGGCCTCTTTCGGTTTCAGGCGGATGGTATTGTTAATGGGCTGGTCACCCGCTATCTTGTCAGTGGAAATATCCACAAAGCGGATGGGCTCGGTGGCGGTGATGACGGTCGTCACCTGCTCGTTCACCGTCAGTTGTTCCATTTCGTTGTAGGTTTGCTGGGCCTGTGCCGAGCTTGCGGTAATCCATGTGGCAACAAGCAGCATCACTTTTGCTATCAGTTTCATTTTTAGTTTGTTTATTTGTTACATCGTATGTCAGTTCCTTTTCTCCCTGCCGTTCACCAAATAGACGAACGTGCCGTATTTCAGTTTCGCCTTGTTCTTGCGGACAGCCTTCGACAAAGCATTGCTCGTGCGCTGGTAGGCGTTCTGTATGGCTTGCATCCCCCATTGTGCGAAAGTGTTCCCGGTAGAGCCGTTGTTGATGCTCATCGTGCTGCCGAGGGCATTGGAGGCCACATCTTGTGTGGTTTCACGGAAGGAACTGCTCGGCACATAAAGTCCTTCCAGCCCGTCCGTGTCGTAGAGCGACAGATTCACTTTTACCAGTTCATCCTCCACCAACAGGCTCTTGATACTGCCTTTCACGCGCTGGCTGCCGAAGCCGCTCATCGTGGCATACAGGTACGAGCCTTTCGGCACCACCTTGCCGTCTATCTCCACGTCGTCCAACAGGCGCAACCGCACCCGCGAGCCTTCCACGGCCTTGATGTTCTCATCGATGATGGCTTTTATCAATCTGGGTTCAGGCTCGTTTTCGGCCAAGGTGTTAAAGTAATCCGAAGAAGTCTTCACCTTTTTCACCACCTGCTCGCTCTCTGCATTCTCGGCAAGCTCGTTCACGGCCTGTTCATTAATTTCCACCTTGCCGCCTATGGCGACACTGCCGGTGGGGGCAAGGCTCTCCGCGTCCGTGCTGTCCACGTCCTGCAATCCTTTTTGCCCTTGCTTTCTGGCTTCTGCCAGTGCCTTGTCCAACTCGGTCAAAGCCTCTTTGCGTCGCTGCTCACTTCGCGCAAGGCGTTCTTCCTCGCTCAACGGTTGCACCCCGGTGGAATCCGCCACCATCGCTTCGCCTCTCTCGGCACTTTGCCGCAGGCGTTCCTGCATCTCACGCAGGTGTTCCAGTTCTTCCGACCTTGCGGCTGCTTCCGAATCGAGCAGGGCAAGGTCTTCATCGCTATAGCGGGAATCGTAATCTTCTTTCTCTGTTTCATTGTTGTTCCGTTCAATGTTTTCCACGGCGGAATAGTCTTGTATCCGGCCGTAGGACTTGACCATGCTCTCATACTTGCCGCCTATGCCGTCATCGCGCATCTGAGCTTCCGGCAATTCCGGGTTCAGGTATTCGGTGGTTTGCAAGGCGGAAGGCATTTCTGCCACTTCTGTATTGAAAATATCCATCACCAAATACCCCGTCACCAACAGCAGCGGATAGAGGATGGCCGGCAGCACATACTTCGGCTGCCTGAAATTAATCCTGTCTGTTATCATCATGCGTAGGTTGTTTTTGTTTCAAAAGAATCTCCTGCCGCTCGGTGGCTGTGGCTTGCTTGCCATTGTCAGGCATGGTGCATATTGATACCACCCTGCACACATTGAGTGCGAGGCATCCCAACACGATGCCGAACACGATACCGAGAAACCATCTCGGATGCTTGCAGGCAAATCGTTGCGCACACCCTGCCATCTTGTCTATCCGCAGAAAACGGGCGGCTTTCTTTCCTGCTTCCACTTCCTTCTTATACCGTTTCTCATACTTCGGGTCATCCTTGTCCGGCATCTTCTCCCCGAAAATCAGTTTCTTCCATCCCATAGCTTGATTATTTCAGTGTTTAAATCCTTCATTCTTAACTCTTCATTCTTCATTTAGTAGTTGTTCTTCGTCCGTTGCTCAATGTCTTTGTTGAGCAAAGTACGCCAATTCACAATCAGCAGCCCATGCGGGTTATTGTCTGTCCGGGGTACACGTTTCAGTTGCCCGGCCGTAACCAGTTCGCGCATCAGAATGCTGGTGCGCCGTTCAATACGTTGCCGGCCGTAATAGGTAAACTCCATCTTTTCCTTGTCAAACTTGATACTGTCACAAAAGATGCTGAACACGGCACTCGTGCCCATGATGTTGTTGTAGAATCCTTTTTCTTTCAAGGTATTGTACTGCGCCAATCCGGTTTCGTCCACCAAATACATCGCCTTCTCCATCGTGTACTGGATATACTTGTCGTCCGGTGCAAGGGTGAAGAAGTAGTGGTGGAACATTTCGACATGACTACGGGCTTCAACATCAAGTGTTTCTTCCATCGAGGTGCGTTGCACCAATATCGGCACATTACCGTCCAGTACATAGATTTTTTGTTGTGCGTCTGCCACCATGCCCCGTGCCGTCCAGATGCTCGACATACTGATAACCACGCATCCTACGATGACCGCCACGCAGACAATCCCCACTAATTTGATTTTGTTCTCCAAGTTTTTTATGACCATAATCCTAACCGTTATAATCGTTACTCATTTGTGTATCTTTTATCTCATCAACGAGTGCATAGCCCCGGTAGCCGACATTTTCGCCTGTTGCGCCACGCCCTCACCGAAGTTTCTCGTGCTGAATGCCGTGTCACCTTCCGGTATCATCCATGCCGCAAGGTCTGGTACGAGGTTCAGGCATTTCAATGCCACGATGCTTGCGGCCATCAGGTAGCCTGCCGAGAAGAATGAGTTCTGCAAATATGCAGCCATCGTCTGTTCGCTGGCGGTTATCGCCGTCAGGTTCTCTACCTGGATGCACAATACGATGTCAAACAGAAGCAGCACATAAAAGCCCACGAAGTATAACATCGCGCCATAGAAATGCACCGTCAGATACCTTGTCATCCATTTGGCCCAGGCACCTTCCCATTTGGGCAACAGCGAGAATGCCCACTGTATCGGTCCGAATATCGTCAGCATACCCAGCAGGATTTGCTGACAGTATATGGTCGCCCACCAACCGATTCGATACACAATCAAGGCGATTACCATCACGATTTTATCCAAGCAGACGGTCGCCCCGCTTACCAAAGAGGTGAACCACAACCGGCTGGCATCTTTCTCCATTTCCGTCACTTCGTCCACACCGGTCTGTTCCATCGTCGATTCCACCAATGCCGGATCCATTGTGCCGGAACGGGCAATGTCGGCTTGTGCCTGCAGGCTGGTGTACATGGTATCACGCACGTAAATGAGTTGCTGCACTTCCTCGAATTTGTCCGTTATCTGTAAGGCTTCCGCTTGATAGAGGTCGTGGGTGTACGAACCGATGGCATTGGGGATATAGGACAGGAAATCCAACACGCACCAACTACTTCCACTATTGGTAATGCCCGTATCTGCAGGCGGATACCACCACGACATGATGACAGCCACCGCCAACGGCTTGAACAGCTTCATTACGTCCAATGGTTCTTTCTTCACCATCATTTTGTAAGCCATACCCGCCGCCATGATGATGGCAAACAGGGCGGCCAGTGCCATGCACATTTGGAGAATCCACCAAAATGGCCCTTGGGTGCCTGTAAACGTGGCATCACAAAGGAACTCGTTGGTCTGGAATATCACATCGTCAATCTCCTCTTCCAAGAGGTGGATGCCGAAATCAGAAAGTATGTCGTCTCCCATGCCCTTATGCTGTTGCTTGATTATCCACTGGGGATTGCTCCCGTTCCATTACCGGCAGTATGCCGTCCGCTTTCAGTTTCTCGTAGATGAACATCCTCCCTTTCTGCGTCCATTGGGTGCGCATCACCGATTTTCCGCTTTCTAATGAGAGGGTGGCACTATGCACATACCCCTTGTCCTTGTAGGCTGCATACAGAATCCATTGCTTGTTGTCCTTGTACTGGATGCCTTTCTCGTGCAGTATGGCATTCATTTTCCGCCCAGACATCCCATAGTCCTGCGCGATTTGCGTGATGTCGAGCAAACCTTTGCATTGCAGCACGAGTTCCACGTAGCTTGTCCGCTTGCCCAATTCCTCTATTTGCTCCTGTTGCTTGCCGATTAACTGTTTCTGCTCCTCATACTTTGCTTCCACTTCCAGGCGGTTTTTCCGCTCCTCCTTAATGGCATTGGCCAGGCCTATCAGGAAGTCCGGTTCAGTGACTACCCGTTGCAAGGCGGCATCGGTCAGATAACCCCCGTGCTTGCGGATACTCGGCAATACTTCCTCGCATACCCAGTCCTGAAACTTCTCCGCTTCGGGCAATTTGCTGCGCATCACCAAACGGTAAACATCCGCTTCCGAAATGTACTTGGTGGGTTGCATGACAATCGTACCAAGCTGATTCTCATAGGGGGTGTCCAAAACGGACACCCCCTTGCAATGGGTGCGTACCGCTTTGGCTGTTTCCACATAACCTAATGCTTTTGCCACATCATTGGCTCTGAACAGCACTTTCCCATTCTCTGTTTCTACGGTGTTGATGCTCCCGAACTGCGGGTGGTTGAACACCTGAATCGCGTTATCCTTGCTCATTGTCTTATATATATAATATATTGGTTATTGAATCTTTCATATCCCTACCATCAGTTTAATTCCCCATTATCCGCCACCCGGCTTCCCGCCAACGGTTCATGGCAGACATGGCAATCTGCGCCCGACGGTCTTCAATAGTAGCCGAAGCATCCAACAGTTCCGCCACTTTGACCGAGTTGGCCAGCCGCACCAAGTAACGCACTAAGGTTTCATTCTTGCGGATAATGTCCGCATGGATGCGGAGGTACTGTTTCTTGCGCTCCGAATTGGGCATATAGGCTTCCTGCACTGCCTTGACCGCGCATTGGTACATCCGGTAGCAATCCTCCCAAAGTTCCTGCTCACGGCTGCTGCCCCCGGCTTCCGTAATCCGCCGTATGTTCCGCTCGAAGTTCTCCAAGGCGGCATTGACCTTTTCGCCCTCGGCCAGCCAGGCCACGTCTAACGCACCGCCGCTTCGGTCGGTCACGTTCAAGGCCTCAATCCGGGCACGTTGGGTCATGGCAGAATCCAATGCCTCTGCATCGTCCACTTGGTTGTAAAGGTTGATACCCGCCGCCGTGCGAAAGCCCAATTTGTTCTTTGCCGCCGCGCTCTTTTGGTAGGAATTGTGCAGTAGTTGGTAATAAAATGCCGGTGTCAATCCTCCCGACCCGATTTCGGCCACGGTAATCTGGTTCATCTTGGCATCGTCGTGGCTATAAGTCACGCTTTGGGCAAGTGCCTCAGGTGCAAGGCTAAATATCGCCGCACTCATACCTATTATATATACCGCTCGTTTCATCTCAATTCTTTCGTTCTTCTATGTTCCTTGTATCTTGTTTCCCTCATTCTGTCTCCGTTTAATCTGTTCCTTGTCATCGATTATACGGGTTCAATCCTGAATCCCGCCACCTTCGGAAAGCTTCGTTCGCTATTTGTGACTTGTCCTTGGTTATGTAGATGCTTTCCTTCCAGTAGCCCATGCGTAGCTGGATGTACCGCCAAGTTTCAAAATAGGCTTTGTTCAAGTGCCGCTCGATGTTGTCCAGTCCTTGGTTGATGCTTTCCAGTACCAACAGCAAGTCCGAGGTGGAACAGGCCGCTGCCCCGGTGGCATACAGCACAAGGTCGCTCATCGAACGGTAGAGTTGCTTACCGTCTTCTGCAATCCTCTGCACACACCGCAAGCTGATGCCGATAATCAGTGTATCCATCAGTTCCATCCTGTTCCGTTCCACCACTTTCGTATAGTAATCGTCCAGCAAATCTTTGTAGTCGCCGACTCGGTCGCTCACGCTGTTGTAGGTGGAATACACGTTCAACGAGGTGCGCAGCGACTGGTAGAGGATGTCAATGACATCAAAAGCCCTTGTGTACTTGTCCAAATCCACGTTCAGTTCCTTGAAGTCCACCGCCGCTTCGCTGCTGTATTCGTGCAGGAGTTGGTTGCTCAGTTCCAGTGTCGAACGGGCCAGCAACAGGCTTCGCTGCTGCTTGTGGTCGTTGATGTAGGCTTCCACCGAAACGATGTCGAAGTTCCATTGCGCCGACACTTTCAGTGGAAACGCCACGACCATGATTACAATAGCCACGTAGCGAATATGTCTCTCGGTCTTGTTCATTCCCTTTCCTCCCTTCTTTCATCATCCGTTTCCTCATATTTCCCGTTGTAATCCACCGAGTGCAGGCTGTTCGCCGCACCCCGCAACCACCTGCGGCGGCATTCCTCCACCAGAGTAAGCCTGCGTCCACGTTCGTCGTTGACAAAGGGCGCAATGTCCTTTAGCACATCAATAATGCTGAGCTTGTAGTTCATCATCTTCTCCAAGGCAACGAGGTCGGCGAAGATGTTTGTCAGTCGGGCTTCCACCTGACGGGCGATTTCCAGCCGGTCGGATGCCCACAGCAAGTGGTAAGTGTCCGTAGTCGTGTCTTCCTCCACCGGTTCCGACTTCACATATTCCGTGATGATTTCACACGAAGGGTATTGCCGGGCAATCTCCGACAGACGGTCATTGACCAACGTTGCCTTTTCAGGCTCGCTCATGGCCGGATCAAGCTCGATGATGTCCACCACTTCCGTATCCGAATACTCCGCCGTCAGTTCCCAGCTTATCTGAATGATGGCACGGTGTATCTTGATGCCGAGGAAATACTTGGGCTTGCGGGCGATGGACAGGGTGGCTTTGAAGGTGATGGTGCCGTTGATGTTCGGTGCAGTGGCTTCCCGCAGGTAGCTGTAGCCGTTCCACCAGCCGTCACCCTGCCACGTCAGGCTATAGGCGTTTCTGCATTCCTGCATAAGGGCGGGGAGGCGATAATAGTCATCGGTGGGCACGGCATTGTCTGCCGCCGCTTCCTCCTTGGCCTGCGCCAGCTCGTCCTGCTTCTTCCGGACGGTGGCAAGGTCGGATTCCAACCGGTTAATTTCATCCTTATTGCGGTTGTATTGCTGCCGCAAGGATGCCGCTTCTTCCACCGTGGAAGATACGATTTGCTTCACCAACTCGGCGTTCTCGACTTCCAAGGCATCTATCTGTGACTGCAAGACCACCGCTTCAGCGTTGTATTCGTTTTCCAGTTCGTCCAGACCGGACAAGTCCAGTTCGTCATCGCCGGACACGGTAGTCTGCATGGCGCATTCCTTGGAATGGTTGTTCAGGCTGCCGCCGCAGGTGCGGCACTTGTATTGGGCGCTTCCGCTGCCTAATGTCACCCCGTCATGGCAGGTCACACTGACAATCACACTCTCGCAACCTTGCAGCTTGGCTTCGTCCGTGGCCTGGTAATAGTGCTTGGTATCGCTGCCGATGACATAGGTGTATCCTTCCTCATTGTCGTTGAACTCCGACAATCGGGCGTTAAGCCCGGCCTTGAAAGTATTCAAGTCCATCTTGTAGGAATCGAATACTTCTTCATATACTACCTCCTCTTGGTTCCAGCTTCTTGTCACCCGTATGCTATAGGCGTATGCTTTTTGTATTTGCTTGCCGCCTTTGGAAATGTTGTAATTGGAACGGTAATAACTGATGCTGTAGGAATAGCCGTCGTTTGACTGGTTCATCTGTTCCACCTGCGCCCTTGACCATCCGGCATACCGTTCCGAGTTGCTCAGTATCTGCTCGGTCTGCGAACTGTTGGGATAGAAATTGGAGTTCGTGGTGTTGAAGCGCGTCCATTCTCCTCCATAGAGGATGCTGTTATCGTCCGTGGGTGGGGTGTAGTCACACAGGGTTTCCGTGCCGGCATCCCTGCGGTAAATGTACCACCGTTGGGTGTAGTATTGCCCAGCCGTCTCTTTCAGGTAGTCGCTTATCCACGAAGTGAGGTTGTAGTTGTCTATTTGGAAGAGGTTGGCAACGCCTTCCGGCCCGCCGACCATCGAGAGCAACGTATTGCCCATGGAATGTTCCAGTTGCCCGTACAGGTCGTAAGCATTCCCGGCCACTCGCGCAATGTCGCTTACCTTTCCGTTCAGCAAGTCGTCGAAACTGCTTTCACCCAAAATGGCATCCGTGAAATTATCCGCCCCGGTATTGGCCAGTCCCACACCTATATTATATAGGTTATCAATGTCCGCTTTCAGGTTTTCCTTGGTGAAGTTATGCTGTATGTTGCCCAAATCGTCAAAGAAGGCTTCCCAGTCAATGCCGCCGCTTTCCGACAGTTTGAACAACGGGGCAAACTGCGGGGCAATCTCCAGGAACACCACGTCCCGGAACGACAACGTGCCGTTGGTCACTACCGATTCAAATTGCATACAGAGGGCCTTTACCTCGGCGCAGACTTTCATCAGGTAACTGCCCCAATACAGGGCAGTCTGCGGGGAATGGAGCATCTGACCTGCCACTGTCCATATCTTCGGCATTATCTTCGCACTTACGAGGTGGTAAATGCGGCGATAATAGTAGTTTTCCGTGCCGTCGCTCCAGATGCCCAGGTCGGTAAGAGCCTTGCGGTCGAGGAACTTCGACAGGAATATGCCCGCCGCCGCCACTTCCGCCGCGCTGTATTTATCGAGTATGTCCTTTACTTGCTCGGTATAATAAGCTTCGGTAGCCGTTTCGGTGGCGTAAGCCGCCGCCATTGCCGCCACGGTCTTCTTGTCGTAGTTGACACGCACATACTGTGCTTCCGCCGAAAGGACGGAAACACACACGCACAGCAACAGGACAAGGATTTTTTTCATGGGTTACGGCTTGGCATTTTGCGCATTCATGATGTTGCCTGCGGAATGGGCGGGATTTTCACTCTTCCCGGACTTCACCTCACGGTCAAAGCAGAGTGAATACTGCCCGGAACACCATTGTTGGTCTGGGGCTTTGTAGGTGATGTAGCCACGTTCCTGCAATTCCTCACTGGCGGCCAACACGCCTTTCACGCTGAATCCCCTTACTTTGCACAGTAGGCTGGCAGGATGCACATAGAACACGTCAGGCTTTTTCTCGTTCTCCCACACATAAATGAGGTAGAAGAACAACACGGTGGCCTCTTTTGAGAAATTACTGATTTCGTTGGCCTTCCAAAAGTCGTGAATAAATTTTTCTGCTTCCATAACGTCGATTGTTTATTGTTGATTATTAGGTGATTACTGAATAGTCATCCGACGATTCCGTTCCAGCTGCAGCACTCGACCTGTCTTGTTCACCTCTTGGGCGAACGCCAAGGACTTGTCGATGCCTGAAAGTTGCCAATCCCTGCAATAGGCTTCGATGGCTTCCTGGTGGCTGCATCCCAATTCCCGCTTGTAAAGTTTGAGAGCTTCCTTTTCAGCCCGCTCGGTAGTATAGGTCATGTAGCATTCCCTCGGTTCTTCCACGCCGTACACTTCACTGGCCGTGCCACGACGAATAAACACCTCCCGGAAAAACGAGCGGCCCTCCTTATTTTCCAAGCGGTTGATGGTGAATATCTTCTTGCACTCCACATCGGTCAGGCCGAGTATCGCCTTAATGCCGTCGAACCGCTCACGGAATTTGCTTTGGTCGAGCAACATCACCACATCAGAGTTGTTGATGATGGCCTCTTTCACGATCTCACTGCCTATGATGTCCTGTATCTCTTGCGTCACTACGCCCACGCTTGCCCAGAACTTTCGGGCGGTCTTGTACATGAACTTGATATACTCTGCCATCAGCGGCGAGGCGATGGCCTTCCATGCTTCTTCAATCACCAGGACTTTGCGGCTCTTTTTCAGGCGCATCTTTTGCAGAAATACGTCCATGATAATCAGCGTCACGATGGGGAAAAGCAACGGGTCATCTTTTATCGCATCGATTTCGAAAACGATGAAAGTTTCATCGAACAGGGTGCCGTCCATTTCCTCGTTCAGCGTCTTGTCGTGGTTGCCACCCCGGTAAAAGTCCTTCATCATGTAGCGGTAGGTGGAGAGGTCGATGCCCGCAAGGTTATTCTCGTGGCAGATGTCGGGAATGCGCTGCACGGAGTATTCGTAGAACGTGTTGAACGAGAGGCTCTCCACTTTCAGTTCTTTTCGGCGGAGTTCTATCTCGTCAATCTCCCTTTCGATACGGGCCATCCGTTCCTCTTCTGTTTCCTTGCCGTCACGGGTGTTGGTGCGGTCGTCCACCAGCAGGCTCTTGCGCAAGTCTTCCCGTTGGGGCGGGGTAAAGCCGTCAAAACCGTTGAAATAAACGTCATAGTATTCGGTAATTACTTGGTCGATGAGCCTGTCCTCGGTCTTACTGACCGTGCCCTGGGAGCCTTTCCATATCAGCAACACGAGATTTTTCAGGAAGCCTGTCTTCTCCACATTCAGTTCTTGGCGGTTGATGCGGAAAGGGTTCATGGTAATCGGCTTCTCCTCCGTATAACTGATGTACTTGCCGTTCAAGTACTCGCACAAGCCCTCGTAGGAGTTACCCGTATCTACCATCACCACGTCTGTATTTTGTTCGTGCAGCTGGCGCACCACGCTGTTCATGTGGAACGACTTGCCGCTTCCACTTGGTCCCAAACAAAAGAAGTTAGAGTTGTCAGTCAGCTTGTTACGTCCTTCCTTACCAGTGATGTCAATGGCAACAGGCACACCTTGGCGGTCGGTATAGTATATCTTCAGCGGGGTGTTCTCGCTGTGCTGGATGCGTTCCTTGTACATCAGGCAGGCGGCTGCATCGCCGAGAGTGAGGAAGCGGTCGTAGTCCACGCTCATGCCGTAGCAGTTGCCAGGAAAGGAGTTGACGAACAGTTCCAGTTGGTTGTATGCCCGTTTGCTGATATGGATGCCGAGCCTCCCGAAGCTGTTCTCCAAGTAGTTGGTAGGCTTTTGCAGGTCGATCCCCTTGTCGCAGCACACCATGAGGTTATAATGCATATAGACCAGTTGCTTGCTTTCCCTCGCTACGGTGTCTTGCACCCGCTTGATATCCTCCACGGCCATCAGGTTCGATGGATTGGGGATGCTGGCATGGCGGTTCTTCTTCTTTTCCAGTGCGGCAAGCTCTTTCTTCTGGCCTGGCATGAAAATCATCTGGTTGTAAACCACTGTCCGTGCGTCGGGTATGCTGTCTATCATAGACACCAAGTCCACGGGCATCTCGGTGTTGTTTACCTCGATGTTGGTGAACGGGCGTACCAGCGAGGGTAATCCTGTGCTGTCCACATCGACTATGGAAAACACCTTGCATTTTCTGCTGCCCATCTCCACACATTCCTCGCCCGCTTTGAAGCTGTCCATTGCCACGGGCTTGTCTGAGAAGTCCATCGTGAAGTAATGGTCAACGTAAGCACTCGCTTCTGCCTTGCCCAAGAACGAGGTATTGATACCCGCATCGCGCAACTGGTCTTTCACCTTGCGTATCTTTACCAAAAAGTCCTTCCACCGCTTGTCATCATAGGAGAACAGGTTGCCCTTGCGGTTCTCCTGCGTCACGGTCAGGTAGGTGCGGCTGTTGGTGTACTGCCTTCCCTTGAAATAGCGGAAATAGGATTCGCTCAGGAACTCGTGCCTGCCGTTGCCTGTTTCCTCGAAGCCCTGCCTGGTGAAGATGTCCTGTTTGTGCAGGGCATAGCCCTCGCCAAGTGTCTGTGCCAATGCGGTGAACAACCGGGTGTACTCATAATAGCTGTCGATGTCGGCGGAGAACTTCTGCACAGGATTCTCGATGCGCAGGATGGCGGAATATTCTCCGGTCTTGGTGTAGAGGATACCGATGCCCTCCACGTCCTCAATGGAGAAATAAATTTCTCGGAACATGCGTTTGCGCTTGCCTCCCGTGCCGAATGCTTTGACAGAGATGGCCATGCCTGCCAAAAGAGCCGTGAATGTCAGTAGTACATAGAGTGTCATGGATTCATCTGCATTTTTAGAATAAGTAGAAAAGCCGTAGTCTCGCTTGGGCATATCGCTTGGATAATCCTCCTGTTACAATGCCATTGGAGAAGTCCATCAGATAGAAGGTGTCCTTGCCGCTTTCGGAACAAGTGAGGTATTCGCCTTGCAGGGTGGCTATCAAACCTTTCAGCGTGGATGACTTGTCACATTCCAGCAAGTAATAAAGCCCGGCCAATTCACCGAGTGAGGGCACATAACTGCCGGAATGCCGCATTGCCTCTTGCAGCATGGTTTGTCTGCCCAAAGGAGATCCTTGCTTGGCTTGCCTGTTGGATTCAATCAGTCCTTGCGTAAGGCTTGCCCCGTCAGCATGGCCCAAGGCGCAATCGTCCGGGTAGGGCATACCGGGCTTGTAGATAATCTTGTCATCCTCCGGGGTGTCGCCAGTTGGATTGATGATGCCCTCATGACGAGTTCCGTCTATGGTCGAATACAGCTTGCCGCTTGAAAGGTCGTTACCAGAGAATACGAACATCCCGTTGCAATCTGACAGGGCAACGGCCTTGCCATGCTTGCCGTCTGTTTCCACGACCACGGCGATGGAAAGGGAGTCACGTCCTGCTTGTACCTTTCCGTTTTTTTGCAGGTAATGGCCCACCTGCACGGAATCAACCGGCATCATCCGGTGTTCATACGCCAAGCTACGCTCTGTTTCCACCCAACTGCCGTTGATGGCCACGCCCTCACGCCCCTTACGGATGGAAAGGTGCGTCATGCTCCCTGCCGTCAAGGGTGGCAGCATGGTGCGCAACGCATGGTCTTTTCCATTGATACGGATGGTGATTGTAACCGAGCAAGCGGTTTCAGTAGGAATCAAATAGAGGTCATGCTTCCTGCCATTGTTCAACAGACAATCCGCATCTTTCGCTTGTAGGCTACCATTGGCTTTTTTATCGAGCCATCTGCCAGTATAAGGCTGGTAGCCGCCCTCTGTATAGAGGTTATCCCCGATGAGAGTGATGTCGTCCAGCCGGTCACGCAGGTCGTCGCTCTCACAGACAATGCGGAGCAGTGCCATGGAACTTTGCAGCCTGAATGCCGGTTGGATGGCGTTTCCGATGACGCGGTGGGTTTCCACTCCATAAAGGTTTTCATCGAACGGAGCGGCCAAGCGGATGATGTCGTCTGTTCCCAATCCTTTTCGGAATGGATAGCAAACACTGACGGTTGCCGTCGTGTCGCTAGTGACGGCATGGCTGTTTCCCGACACATATACACCACCTTTTCGGGTGAACATCGTTCCTGCAAATGCTTGCCTTTCTTCGGGTGTGGTGGCGCTTACGTCCATATATATGCCAAAGTGGGGCCATGCAGGGGTTATTCCCTCCACAGCCTCTATGTAGATTTCAACAGGCTTGCGGCTCTTTTGCCATTCCATGCGGGTTTTCTCGCCCGACTCAATGGCGGCGACCGTGGACTTGGGCTGTTCCTTACCGCCGCAGGAGGCGAGGAGCAGCCCGATACATATTATCAGAAAGGCTTGCATCCGTTCGTTGTTTTATAGAGGTTTTTAATCATTTTCGTATCTGTTGTTTTATAGAGTGAAATCCTACTTACAATCCTTTAGAGCGGGCATAGACGAACACGCCCTTGTCGTTCTTTTTACTGTGAAGCCCCTTCCGCTGTTTGAGCAGGATAAGTGCCGCGCCGCCGCAAAGTGTCACCACCAGGACTATCAGCCCGGCAAGGAAACCGGAAAGGCAGTAAGCCACGATGAAGCCGACAATGGCTCCACCGATGGCTCCTGCCGCCCAATAGATGTACCTGCCTTGAATCCCCATGAATTCAAGAGGCCGTTGCAGCCCCTTGAACATGGGGTATTCCAGTGGCCGGGTGTCGCCGTTCGTTCCGGACATGGCTTAGCTGGTGATGCCGAAGAACAACGGGAGTGCCTGTGCGGCCGCCACAAGGAAAATACAAGCGCCCACAATCATCATGATGGACTTCTTCACATCCTGCTCCTCGTTGTTCATCTTGATGTACACGCTGATGGCTCCCACGATGGCCACGACACCGGCGATGGCGTAACACAGCTTCACCACGTAGGGCACATACTTGGCGATTTCGGTCGTCACCGTACCGAGGGCGGTGGTGCCTGCCGTATAGTCACCGGCGGCGTTCTGGGCGAGTGCTGCGGTTGTGCCTGCCAGCAGCATGAGGGAGAGCATTTTCAATCTCCCCGAAGGGCAAAGTCCCTTCATCCACTTTCTGAGTTTTTCCTTAAACATTCTTTTTACCTTAAAAATTAAACACTATGTGAATTGTCTCATTTCTTCCTGTCATACCCGGTAGCCGAAGAATGCCGGGAACACGATGGATGCACCTATGATAAACAGGCAAGCACCGACCACCATCATTATCTCCCTTGTGATGCCTTCCTCCCTCGTATTCATCTTGATATAGATTTGCAAACTGGCATAGATGGCGACGATGGCGGCAATGGCGTACAGCAGGTAGAGGACATACAGCATCATCGTCACGACATAATCGTGCATAAGTGCCAATGCGTCAGCACCCCAACTGTAGTCCACGCCACCACATTTGGCCGAGGCGGGCAAGGCCGCACACACGCCAAACAACAAGCCTGTCCACCTGCGCGTCTTACAACTCATTCCTCGTAATCTTCATGGGGATTTTGAACAGGGTTTCCCGTTTGCCCTCCAACAACTCATGGAGTTCGGGAGCAGTCACGCCATTCTCGCTCGTTATGTCGGCTTCCAGCAGGCTGGATTTGAGTTGTTCTGCCTTTTCCTCTACCGCATTCAATGTGGGGGCTTCCGGCTTCTCAATAGGGTCAACCGTTGTGGACTCAGGCGAGACAGCCTGCTTTTCTCCGGAATTTCCCACTTGGAAACTGTCAGCGGTCTCACTTACTTCCACGGACTCCTCTTCTTCCATGCCGTCCAGGTCGAACACCTCCTCGTTGGAGTTGGCGATTCCTTTTTTACCTTGCAAGTCCTTGGCGACGACCACCGCATAATAGAGGACGTAGGCTATCGTCAGAACAAAGGCGAATATCATAAATGGACTCATTGCACTGTCTGGTTTATGGGTTTACAATCTCGTTTTGCCTGCAAAAGAATAGCGGAAAGGCTGCCTCGGGAAACCTCTGATGGAAATACTGTGCTGTTTTAACTTGATTTTTCTTCAGGCGAAAAAATCATACGGTCAATCATACTTTGAAAGCCTTTCCAAGGACAGTTATACTTGCTTCTTTGGGTAAATTATACTTGCTCAACCATCGAAGCATATCTTCTCCGGCAATGAAGTGCAAGGGCTGTTCCACGGTCGTTGTTTTTCCTGTGCAAAGGTAAGGCCGTCGGGAAGCTGCAAGGCGCAGTGGCTGCTTCCTCCTTGCATTCGTTCCCGGCTTTCCGCCTTGACCCTTGCACGTAAAAACAAGTCCCTGTGGACGGGTGAAAGCCCGACGGCAGGGAAAGAACAAGAAGTCTAACATTTTAATTCTCGAAACGATGAAACAGATTATTTGGTCGAACGACAGCTATTTTGACGACAAGGCAAGGGAGTATTACCAAGACTGCCAGCGTGAGTATTTGGAAGATGACGGCTACACAGTGAGCGATGAAGAATGGGGTGAGGAAGTGTACAGTTGGCTCGATGCCGAGCGCATGAACCTCAATGTGCAGGTGGACGGCGTGATAATCGCCTTTGGCGACTTGGGCTTGTGGCGCGGCCGCAGGCAGGGCTACCAGATTTTGGGCAGCAACCTTGCCGACATCTTGCGCAGCTCATGCGATGACAACGAATGGTACGGCGACGGCTACAACATCCGTGCCCGACTCACGCACCACGACGGCACGAACTATGTGCTTTACCGGGTGGCGAAAAGCCGGGAGGATGCCGAGCGGATAGCCGACAAAATTTACAACCTTGAAATTGACGAGAAGGGTTTCCGTAAGCTCACACGCTCACTGTATCCATACGTTGCAGATGTTTACGGCTGGAAAGTCAGAGGACGCAGACCGGCATAAGGGCTGAAAATAAGAAAGGACATCCGTTCTACCGATGTGATAGGGCGGTTGTCCTTTTCACTAAAATGGGTTGTTCCGTGTAAAATGTACAGGCTTCCCTTTTATAGCTCAAAGGTCTTGCCCGGATTAAAAGTCAAGTGTTCGTCATGGAATACATACCCCAGTTGGTTACTGACACACCATGTTTCGCCAATGCGCACATCCACATTGTAATGAGAGTGGCCATAAATCCAGTAATCTACTCCGCATTCCTTGATGTAGCCTTCCAGTTCTACCATGAACGCCCCGTTGGCTTTGCTGCTTACAAACTTGGGGCATTGCATCCTGAATGAGGGTACATGGTGGGTCACGACCACTTTCTTGCGGGCTGTACTCGACTTGACGGCCTCCTTGATGAAAGACAAACACCGTTCGTGTTCATGGTTGAAGTCCGCAAAAGTAAGGAGTTCCCCTTTGTACAGGATACGGCGGAAATCGCTGACCACTTGCTCTGTGAAATATGCCTCTCCCAAAGGAATCCTGCTCCACAGCGTTGAAACAATGATGTCAATGTCTCCGATGCGGATAACCCCATTGTAGTAGCTATGCACATTGGGACGTATTTCAATGCTTGAGCTGTCAGATAACGTGCCTATGTCGTAATATTTGTAGAACTCGTGGTTGCCCATACAGGCTATCACCTGTTTGTAGTTGTCCGATGCCCAGTCCCAAAATGGGTGCATGGAATAGTTTGCATCGCCGAGATAGCCTATGTCACCTGCGAGGACGAGTATGTCCCCGGACACTTCAAGCGGGTTCGCTTTGAGGTATCGCCAGTTGTCGGCAAACTCCAGATGGAGGTCGGACGCATATTGTATTTTCATGGTTCTTCGGCAATAAATAGTCCGTCCAGCACTTCCAACAAGCCCTCCACGAAGGACACCTCCTGCCCAAGGGACTTGGCAAGAGGCTCCGCCAATGCTTCCCATTCACTTCTGACAGAAGCCACGAAAGACCTCACACATGCCACGATGGCATCAGGTGCGGCCACGGGCGCATTTTCCATGATGGCGACATTTTTCAACACGTCAGACCGGTGCTTCTTGATATCCTTGCTGTTGACATGCCGCCCGGCGGCCTTGTCTTGCTGCAAGTTCAAGTAAGCACGGGCTTTCAAGGCTACCAGGGCTTCCGGTGAGGCATGACGAATGCCATCCGTCAGGATACTGTGCGCAATGGTAAAATGGTAGTAGTCGTCATCCATGATGATGGCACTCAGGCTCGATGCATCGGCCTCCATGGGCAATGGTTCTATCGTAAGCCCTTTCGGTGTCCCGAGAATGTCAGGATGCCGGGAGAGAAGCTCAATCATCGCCGGATAACCGGGCTTGCCATCCACGAACCGATACAGTTCATATCTTGGTGCTTCTCCGTCTTTAGGATTCCTTTTCTCCGGGCGGTAGCCGCCTTCCCGGATGAACTGCCAGAACCTTTCGGCAAATGTTGTGGTCATCTTCTCCACGATCACAATCATGTCTATGTCATGGGTGGCACGCGGCCGCACCGCCGTGCCTGACATCACCATCTCGCAGGCCGTGCCGCCAATGATGACATAGTTGTCTGAATAAGCCTCGAAGGCTTCCCGGAATCTTTCTAATCCTTCCATTCCATTTTATTGATTAATTGTTCAACTTCGCTCTCCACCCGGGCATCGGCATCTTCTTGCAATGAGAGGGCCAACGATAACTTATCCACCCACAAGGGAGTTTCTCCACACCCTGTAACTGGGGGATATTTCCATACCTCTATGACAATGTTGCCGTCATAGTCATTCGGATTCTGCATGGCCTTTGCTGCCCTCAACGACCGGAACCGCCTTGCTTCCATCATGACCATACGCTCCGGGTCGGGATTGAGGCGCGTATAATGGGCAAGGGCATTGATGCCGCACACAGGAAAGACTTCTTCCGTGTCCAGACCGTCACAGTAAACCTTTTGTTCAACAGGGTTGGCAAGTACCGGTTTCGCCTGTTTCCACAATTCAATCCCCCTACGGTGGAAGTGTAGCTGCTTTCTCTTCGGGCCGTCCGCTACTTTCTCGCATAATCCAAAGTCTTCAAGGCATGTCATGCCCAAGGTGATACTTGCGTATGAATAGGGTAACTTGTCTTTGACATCATTGGCAGACAACCCTTCCAGACTTTCAACCTGCAAATGATAAAGCAGGAGGTATTGAGCTACGGGCGACAAAGCCTTGGCTGCTTTCTTGTGCCGGATTCGTTCGTTGGCCACCAACATGGGTAGATGGGCATATTTGGCCGACACTACGAAGTAGACATCCCTGTCTATCAACCGCTGCCGCTGGTATGCAGGGGCAGACGGCAACAGGTAAACGACAGGAAGCCCCATTGAGGCGGAGATTTTATCGGCTGTCAGGGCGAGGTTGCGCGGTGATGCCACCGGACCTTTGGGTTCTGCAAACAACAAGGGCATACCTTGATATTCGCCATCATAGAACCGATAGGCAAGGGCGTCTCCTATGGTGACACCTTTCATACGCTCCTTGCCCCGCAACTGTAGCGAAACATTCCTTCCTGCAATTGTAATATCAATTTCCAGTTTTTGCATCAATTTAATCTGCTATTAAAACGATGCAAAAATACTAAACTATAATCAGAATACAAACAATATCTTCAAGATTTATTCCTTCTATCTCCTCAAATTACGGCATCCTCTTCTTCCCGACAAGGATGTCATTGAGGTCTTTGTAGAGCGGACAGGCTTCCATCATGTCATGCACGGCATCGCCCTTGAGTTCCCGGAGCATGTCCACCACACGCCGTCCTGCATCGTCGTTGTCGAGATAGCAATAGATATGCTTGCAGGCTTTCAGCCGCGGCAATGCCTTGGGCAGGTTGTTCACCGAGTTCAGCACCAACAGGTCTGCGCCATAACAGGGTACGGACAAGCGTTCCCGTTTCCGCAAGGTCAGAAATGACAGGTAATCCATGAACCCCTCGAACAGGCAAACGGAGTCTGTTTGTCCTTGTGTAATCAATGACACTGCTTTCGGGGCAATGCAACCCTTATAATAAGGATTACGTATCTCATAGCCGCCCGCCCCGTTGGGAAACGCGATGGCATAGTAGTTCTTTCCACGGCAGGTGTAATGCACCTCCTTGCATTCTTGCCTTGCGGTGTCGAGGTCAATGCCGCGCTTGGAGAGATAGGAGAGCAAAGGTATGGATGTCAACGCTTGCACCCGTAGGTTTTGGAATGCGGCCGCTTGCGGTGGCTTGCCATCGGTTGCGGACGGTTGCGGAAGCGGCATGAATGTCCGTACCTTCAAAGGCACGGCAGGTGCTGCCTGTGCAATCATCTTCAACACTTTAGGTATGTTCGGGGTCCGATATACCAATACCGCAAGGTCGATGATGTCTCCGCTCTTAGCCGTAGCGAAGTCATACCATATATTGCGGTTCTTGTTCACCTTGAAAGACGGATTCTCGTCCTCCCGGTAAGGTGCATGATACCATGCGGACACGGCGGTTTCCTTGGCAGGTCGGATTCCGATGGCCAGCAGGAAGTCCACTATGGCTATCTGTTTGATTTGTAATATGTTCATATCGTTCTATTTTTCTATGTTTAATGAATATTGGAGTGGATATAACCAAGTTTACCATATATATACGCCCATTGTAAACTAAACCTCTTTCACTCGCCGGTCTTTAATCGCCGGCAAGGGATGCAAGTTTGCCCCGTTTGTCATATATATACACCCGGTGTTAAACTAAACCTGTTTGTGCCAATCTTCCATATCGGCTGATACCGGGATGGAAGTTCTCCAAGTTTGTCCTATATATACCCTCCCGTTAAACTAAACCTCTTTGGTGGCGGAATCTTCCTGTCTGTTCAATGATTCCGGCAAGTAGGCATAAACCTTGTCTTTCTTGATGATAACCCCTCTTCCCATCAGATATTTGTTCAGTTCAATGCAGATGTTCCGACCGCGTTTGAAACCGATTTCCGCATAACCTTGCCGCAACGACTTGATGAGGAGCCCGTATCCTACGATGGGACCATTTTCAAAGGCAATTTCCAGAGCCTTTGCGTGCTGGGCGTCCGTGATGGCCTCGGTGGTGGGTTTGCGTTCCTGTGTAAAGGCGTAGTCCTCCACCAGTTCCGGCAGGGCATCCCGGTTGATGCGGAACGCAAACGGCTGGAACTCCCGTTCACGGATGTGCATGGCCTTGACCTCGCTGATGTTGCCGTCAAACTGGCTCTTTGTCACTTGCAGGATGGTTTCTGCCTTGTTGTTCAACTCGGTACCGATATGCCCGCGCGTATTGTCATCACCCTTGTTCAAGTGCAGCACGGTGTGGATGTGCAGGTCGTGCATGCTTGACCAGCGCATCAGGTCGTTTATCAAGTCCACTGACTCGCTGGGACTGTTGATGTCGTACATCAGGTCACGGATGCCGTCTATCACGACAAAGCCTATCTCCGGGTCGGCAGCAAGCGCATGGTTGATAATCTGCCTCCGCTGCTTGGGGCTGTACTCACGCAGCATGAAGAACACCAGTCGATCCGTTTCTTGGTCTGTAGGCATCCCGGCCAGTTTGAGGATGCGTTCCAATACCTTGTGGCAATGGCACTTGCTCTGCTCGGTGTCCACATAAAGCACCTTGTGTTTTCCTTCAGGCAGATGCGCCTTGTAGTGCAGGATGTTCCTGCCGGACAAGGCCGACGCTACGATAGCGGCACAGTTGAAGGTCTTCTTGCTCTTGGGCTTGCCCACGGATGCGCTGAAATTGCCGAGCGTGGCAATGGTGATGCCGTCCACCTGCACGATTTCGGGAGGGTAGGCGTAGGTCTCCGTGACCCGCAATCGGATGAAGCTCAATATCTGCTCGTAAACCTGCCTGTCGATGTCTTCCGATACCGGCATGATTCCATGTGCGTTCATTGTTTCTTCCCTTTCTTCATTAGTGAGTTGCTACTCCCCATGCTGATTCCGGCAAGAGCCGCCTGCCGTTCAATCTCTCGGTTGGACAGTACCGGGTTCCGGCGTTTCCAGTCGTCCAACGCTTTCCTCTCGAAGAAGATGTGCTTGCCGTTAGGTTTCGAGAACGGAATCTCATGGGTGGACGTGAGGCGGTACAGATGTCCGGTGGATATGTTCAGGTATTTGGCGGCTTCTTCCACGTTGAACACTTCTTTCAAGATGTAAAGCTGCCGTTCTACTTCCTCAAACCTGGCAATCAATGCCTCCAAGGTGCCGAAACGGCTGATGAACTCCTCTATGACCGTTATCTTGTCCAAAACGCAGTCAATGTCCTCCATCCGTTTCAATATGGAGTGGACGGCTTCCACCCGCTCCAATGTTTCCAAGAATCCGGCTTCCGTCATACGTCCATTCCTTTAAGTTCCATTTCCGATACTTCCACCCGGTAGGGTGATTCACCGCATTCATGGTTGCGGCAAAGCCATCCGTCCAGTTCCCGTTTGCTGAAAAACAGGAGCTTGCCGCTGGGTTTGTAGTGCGGCACCTTTCCCGTTTTTGTCAGCTTGTAAAGCTGGCTGTCCGAAAGCCCAGTGTAACGGCAGGCCTCTTTGAAGTTGAGCGTGTCCTTGATGCAGTACAGCAGCTTTTCCACTTTTTCCACCTGTGCCTGCAGCAGGCTCAGTTTCAACAGGCAGGACGGGCACTCCACCCGTTCCGGCTGTTCATTCGTTGCAGTTCTTTGTTGTTCCATCATTCTTGCATTTTTAAGTTGGACAATGAAGGGGTTTCACCCTCCGAAACTTTTTTCGTTTCAGAGGGCGAATTTAGTCGCTTGCCCCCAAACGGATGTCAGGCCAACATTTACAGTTCGGAACTGTTGCTCCAACTATTGCTCTTTTCCCGTGTCATTTGCTGGCTGTCCCGTCATTTGAAAGCTGTTTTTGCACTTGTTGGACGCATTCCCGGATTTTCTTCTGCATGCTGTTCGGCGTATTTCTTGCATGGGTCAGCGCGTTCGAGTACTGCTCATGCCTCAAGGGTTTGTTCCCCTTTGGACTGAGTATGCTTCCGGCCTGTTCCAACAAATTCTGCCAACGGGAAAGGATCAGCCCGTGCCGGCACAACTGGTCGAAAAGATAGGCGAGCATCCGGTTGTTACGCGATGTCAGCGGGACAGTCAGTTTGCCTTCCAAAAGAGAACGGAAAGTGGATGCGTCAATGGTTTCCACAAATACGCGAGCCTCATTGGCACAATCGGCAATGAGGCTCAGTTGGTCATCGTCAAGGCAGCAGCCTAACGACAATGAATGGTTTGGATGGGTGGCGGAAGGCATGGCCGCACCCGTTTCGCACCCCGGAGGAGGCGCTTCCGTCGTGTAATACAAGTGCAACAAGTCCTTCGTGAGACCATCATCGGGCTTTCCCATTTCAGAGAACCGTACAAGGAGGTCTTTCCGTGCGAACAGGATGCCACGCAGGATGCCGAGATTCTTCCGGTGCTCGTTCAATCCCGCCGCATCCAGCCGGTCGATGTGGTGATGGCTGTTCAGAAAATCCATGGCGAACAGTTTGTACAGTTTTCCGCCAGCCACGACCTCGGCTTGGTACTTGGCCACGAGTTCCCTAAGAAGGGAATTCAGGCCACTTTGCGATGCACTACCGTTGGCACGGTCCGCCTGTCCTTTTTTTAAAAGCAGGCATCTTTTTACGCTTTCTAATCATACTGCTAAAATTTAGTGGATAAATTATTACTGGACGAATGCGCTGTCCAACAAGGAAACCGCATCGTTCTTCTTGCTGTTGATGATTCTCGCGTAACGCTGTGTGTGTCGGATGGTCGTATGGCCAAGCAACTGGCTGGTCGTATAAATGTCAACCCCGGCACTCAGGGCAAGGGTCGCGAAAGTGTGCCTGGCGACATGGAATGAAAATTTCTTGTCAATTCCGGCACCTTTCGCCCAATCGCTGAGCACGTGCTTGTACCAAATGCTCAACGTGGGGAACACCGGGTCGTCAGGCGAGGCATCGCCTTGTTCCGGCAACCATTTTCTTGCGTTCATGTTCAATGGCAGATACAGTAACACACCTGTTTTGTATTGGGTAATCTCCACCTGCCATTTCCCGTTGTTCCGGATGATGTTTTTCCAACAGAGCAACTTGATGTCCATGATACGCAAACCGCAGAAACATGAAAACAGAAAAGCCGCTTTCATGTCCGGTCTTCGGCACGGGGTCTTAATGAGACGCTTTATCTCATCCACGGTAAGATACTCACGTTTGGTCTCTTTCCCGGCCACCATACTGCGTTTTATCCCCTTGTATGGAGATTTCTGCAGCAGATTTTCCTTTACGGCATAATTGAGTGCCGCACGGATGTAGTCCATGTGCATGAAGACAGTTTCTTTGGCAAGTTTCCCATGATCCCGCGTGTATGCCTTCCTGGTAAGCAGCCGTTCCATAAAGCCGAGCAAATACTCCCTGTCCACCTCGGCAAGTGTGACCTTGCCATTATATTCCTCCAATTCTGCTATGCTACGGTTTATCCAAGTCGAAGCAGACTTGGAACCGCCCCGCTTCATCACATAGTCATGGTACACCTTCATCCAGTCGGTGAACAGCATCTTAGCCTTGTACGAACGGTCGGAAATTCCTGCCACTTTGTTGGTCAACTCCAAAATCTTTTCCGCCTTTATCGCATTCGCCGTGGCAAGCGTATTGGCATTTTGGATTTTGGAGGCATAATCGGTTTCGGGCACCAGATACAGTTTGAGGAACTGGTAACTTCTTCTTCCATCATGGTAGATGTCCAAGTATATGGAAGTGTTCCCGTTCTTCAACTTGTTGAATCGCAAACGGACAGGCTCTTTAGCCTTTACTTGTTTCTTCGGTCTTGCCATGGCTTTTCCTCCGGTCAGTTGTTTTTCATTCAAAAAGTTTGTCTATCATCAGCACGGCTGCCTCTTTTTTGGCATCGACAATTTTTGCGTACACCTGCGTGGTTTCCACATCCCTGTGCCCCAATAATTGGCTGGTAGTGTATAAATCTGCCCCCAATGTCAACTCCATGGTTGCGAACGTGTGCCTGCTCATGTGGTAGCAGAGATTTTTCTTTACGCCGGCAGCTTTAGCCCACCTCTTTAATACGACATCCAAGGTAGTGGTATGTGGAATGGAAAACACATGTTCTTCAGCATCGCCCCGTTGTTCCGGAAGGTAACCTTGCGCCTGGGTGCTGAGTGGCAGATAAAGCATGTTGCCCGTTTTCCGCTGGCGCACTTCAAGATGAACCTTCCCTGTTTCCTCTATTACATTTTTCCACTGCAAAGAGCGCATGTCGCCAAGCCGCAGGCCGCAAAAGCAGGAGAACAGGAAAGGAACTTTCACGTCTTCACGGCAAGGGGTGTCTATCAATAGCCGTACTTCATCTATGGTGAGGTATTCACGTTTCTTCTGTTCCCCCTGTATGGCATTCCGGTCAATGGCCAATCCGGGATTGACGGACAAGATGCCCTCGTCAACAGCAAGGTTCAGAGCCGAGACGATATAACCTACATAAGTCTTAATGGTCTTCTTGGCGAAAGGTTTCTTGGTACGTTTTGTTTTGGCGACCTTTGTCATGTATTCCACGAAACCGTCCAAGAACTCCTTGTCCACATCGCACAACCGTGCTTTCGGGTCATATTTCTGGAGTTGGACCACTGTGGAATGAACACTTGGCTCCAATCCGCGTTTTCCATTTTGCTTTCTTTGCTCCATATATATTTCCATCCAGTCTATTAAACGCATCTTGCCTTTCTCGGACAAAACAAGCGGTGGCTTTTTGTTCGTGATGTCGATGATGCGTTGTGACTTGATAGCATTGGCCGCTTTGAGCGTATGCTCATTCTGCGCCCTTGCCTCGGCGGAAGTTTCTGGTATAAGGTACAGTTTCAAGAACTCATACCGTCTTTTCCTCTCATAATATATATCGAGGTAGATGGACTTGTTCCCATTCTCCAATTCCTTGAAACGAATTCGGACGGGTACAGACTCTGATTTCTTTGTACGTGCCATGACTTCCTCCTTGGTTATTTGTTACTGCTTGTGCAAAGATAGAAAAACCCATCCAAAACACCAAGAAACAACTAACAAAAAAGTAACATAAAAAGTCAAAACACCTATCAACAAACAAAAGATAAGCAGAATATCCATTTCGCTGATTGTTTCATAAACTATTGATATTCATTGTTATCTATAATTTTAATTGCATCTATTTCCACAAATATATCTGCATTGTACAAAGCCCGGCACTCATGGGCTACAATAGCCAACAATGAGGCAGGAGTTGATAAGTACACCGTTCACACTTCGCTTAACCATGTGGACGAAACAATGAGGGTGACGGACATCTATATAAAGAAGTCATGGGACTTCATAGACAAAGCTAATCGCAAGGTGCTTGATACCGTCAAACTAAATATCGGATCAGTAGATGAACCAGTATATTTGCCTAAGCAAAAAAAGAATTTTGTCTAAGCAAATTTCAGAAAGTATTTGATAACCAATAGACAAACTTTTGCGTTTTGCCTAAGCAAATTTATCATTTGCCTAAGCAAGCGCAATTTTTGGAAAAAATCGGCATTTTTTGAGTGCCAAAAAGTACGGTTTTGCCTAAGCAAAAGTTTATAACTATCTGTAAATCAATGTTCGGAAAATCATGTTTTGCCTAAGCAAAATTGTTTCTGGATATTTTTGCCTAAGCAAAACAACACTTTTGTTGATTATCAATACTTTGCACACTTTTGCCTAAGCAAAACCATTTTGCCTAAGCAAAATTATAGAATACGCTGGAAATCAGTTGTTTAATTCTGTCAATTTGCCTAAGCAAATTTTGTCCGATTTTATTTTGCCTAAGCAAATGTTTGTAAGTATCTAATATACAGAAACATAATTTTAGCGTTTTGCCTAAGCAAAAGTTATATGGGGGTATATATACTATATTATATAATAAAGATCTATAAGTAAGAATAGATAGTATATGAAATAGGGGGTATGGGGGAAAGAACAAAAAAGCGTGAGGCAATTACCCCACGCTCTTTTTAATCTTCAAACATCTTACCGAATCCAGTAAGCAACCATTTGGCATTTACTCCGTATTCCCTTACCATAGGTTGAAGCCACGACAACTGAAACCATCCACGATCAAGATCCTTTCGTTGCGCAATGAAATTCCGTCTATCTATGTTATTAAGTCGGCAATATGTGTTCACGCCACGGATCTTCTTCATGGCTATTATTGCATCCAGTGCAGTATAAAACCGCTCCATTATTTGTTTGCTCACTGGTGTATTCATTCTTTAGATATAAAAATTGCTCTATTGAAATCTTCGCTAAATACCCAAACTTCTGTTAGAGTATCTATGCTTTCGCAACCTATGCTAAAAGTATGTTTTACCACATTTACCTTTCCTTGATAGTCTGTTTGTGGTATATCCATTTCGTGTACAGGCATATAGTGGCTATCGTCAATGCTATCCAGTACCGGGGATGATATTTCAATACAATTATAGCACTCATTCGGATAAGCATTCTTTGTGCTTTCTGTGATTGTTTTTTCGTATGGCTTTTGGCAAGAAAATACAATCATGGCTAATAATAGTAGGGCAAAAGCATTCCTCATAGAATCTGGTATTTCAAGTAATCAATATCGGCTTTCAGATGCTCCAGAAACTCCGTGACAGTATTTTCTATCCTTGCCTTGATTATCGCATTACTAACGGCTTCTTGCGCTTCCAGAATTGCATCTACATTAACCGTGTTCCCATTCACATAATCGGTGAAGCTCTGTTTGTACAGGTCTATCACCATTCTACTAAGATTTTCCATATCAATAACTATTTAACAGACATACAAAGCAAAACCTTGTACACTCCGTAAATATCTTCCAAAGCGACCTCAAAAGGTGCAAAGATAGGATCTGTATTGATAGATACGCACTTTACATATCCCTCTTTGTCTGACGGCACGAGTATTTTTATCACTGTACCGTTACAGGTGTCAAGTACATATACTTTTCCCCATTCAATAAATGCCCTTTCATTTATCTTCTTGATGAAGATCCGGCTACCGTTTGGGTATTCTGGCGACATACTATCACCTGAAACAGTCATAGCGAAATCCACGCCACGGATGGGTGAAACAACCTTTTCACAGTCGCTTTCCTTGACCGACACAACAAAGTCATTCAGGCTACCACCTTGTGCTGATACAGGTAGTAGCAACACCCATTTTGCAGTATCTTCTGATTCTGTTGTCTGGCTATGCTCTTCTTTCGGAGTGTTTAGAGTAACCTCACTATCTCCGTTCTCGCCATTCAGCATTGATCCGTGTCCGCTTCTTAACCAGTCTATGTTTAATTCAGGGTAAGCCTTTGCTATCTTTTCAAGAGACTTTGCATTGATATTAAACCCAACCTTGTTTACGAATCCACGACCCAATCCTGCTGTATTCTCAAACTTTAATTGTCCGTACCCTTTGTATTCAAGGAACTTTGTAAGTCTATCTTTAATTTCGCTCATACTGATTTCTTTTCAGAGTTAAATTAATTATGTAATACACTGAATTTCAGACCATCCAAATCAATTCGGGAAAATATGTGATTTTTTATCCGTAAAATGTTTTGTTGTCTGAAAAATCCTCCGTATATTTGCGGTGTGAATTACTACTTCACGGCACAAATATAACGAATTTGTGTTTGTGGAACACTATGTACTATAACAAAATTACAGAAATGGAGAAAACAAAATTCAGGCAGTATTATGATGCACTACCCCCGAAAACGGAGGTAGCACCAAAAACAGCTTTCGTGCGAAGAATAGCGGAGCTGTGTATGGTATCGGAAAAAACGGTGCGTTGTTGGCTGGCTGGCGCACAGAAGCCCAATGCACTATGTGTATCTATTATCGCTAAGGAAATCGGAATACCTGAAAGCGAACTATTCGACTAACAATCAAAAATGCAACACTGATTATGAAGTTTGAAACATTAATCAATTTGGCAGGATCGGTAATCTTCGGACTGCTTGGAATCACAGCCCTAATCGGGGCGATCTTCTTTGGCGCATGGTGGCATTTCGTCACATTCGGTATGTGCGCTCTTATGGCTTATGTGCTATACACAGATGATGAGTACGGCACTGAAAGCGTGGCTACATTCTTCAAACGGAAAAATAGCAAGTGATGAAATCATCTGATGAGATATGGAAAGATGTACCCGGTTATGAGGGAAAATATCAAGTTTCCTCTTGTGGTAGAGTTAAGGGCATAGATTATTATGTCCGTGAAAAATCTGGAAAGGAGCGTTTGCACACTGGCAGAATGCTAAAGACTTTTATAGTGAATGGCGGTTATCATTGCTTGAAACTGCAAGTACAGAACAAGCGAAAATCTTTTTTAGTTCATAGGCTTGTCGCTATGGCATTTATACCAAATCCTAATGGGTACGACACTGTAAATCATAAGGATGAAAACAAAAACAATAATAGCGTTGAGAATTTGGAATGGTTGCCTTTGTATCAAAATAACCGTTATGGAAACCATGACGCTAAAATGCGTTTGAAGCTATCAAAGCCAGTTAAGCAATATACGCAAGATGGTGTATTAATAAGAGAATATGAATCTGTAGCATCCGTAAAGAATTATGGGTTTAATCCTGCTGGAGTTAGTAAAGTAGCCAAAGGAGATTTGAAAACCCATAAAGGATATATCTGGAAATACTAAGTAGCCATGATACAATTAGAACTTTGGGAACTGAAAAATATCTGTATGGAAATGGCAAGTTTGGGAGCGGCTAATTATGTCAAAATGACCAAACCTGCTGATGATCTCATTTCACAGCGTGAGGCATACAGGGAGTTTCAGGAGTGCCGGGTAAAGAAGTGGGTACAAAAAGGTACAGTATCTACTACTCGTGGCGGTGCTTCCATACGCTCCAAAGTTCTTTATTCCAGAGCAGAGTTACTGGCTGCTGATAAATCTGAAAAACTTAACACTTTAATAAACAAGTAGTATGAGAACAATTAAACTGAAAAGTTTGTCCCTATTCAACTTTAAGGGAATCCGTAACCTTACACTGGATTTCACCAATGCGGAAACGTGGATCTACGGTGAGAACGGTACAGGTAAGACTACGGTATGCGATGCCTTTTCGTGGCTTCTCTTCGGAAAGGACAGTAAAGGAAAGTCAGACAGCAATTTCAACATTAAAACGCTGGATGAGAACGGAAAGCCTATTTTGAAGCTGGAGCACTATGTTATCGGTGTGCTTTCAGTGGATGGAAAGGATGTGAAGTTGCAACGCTGCTATGTGGAGAAATGGGTAAAGCCACGTGGAACTACGGAAGAAACTCTGAAAAACCACCAGACAGAGTTTTATGTGAATGATGTGAAGATGGCTACAAAACAAGAGTATGATAGTACGGTGGCTTCCATATTGCCGGAAGATGTATCACGTATGATCACCAATCCGTTCTATTTCACCTCTCTTAATCCAGATGTGCAGAAAAGTATGCTGCTTGATATGGCAGGTGATGTGACTGATCAAGATGTGGCAGGATTGAAGCCGGAGTATGTGGAACTGCTTGCACAACTATCTGGAAAACCGTTGGCTCAATTCGCAAGAGAAATAGCCGCAAAGAAAAAGGCTATCAAGGATGAGCTACTGGTTATACCGTCTAACATTGAAACTGCAAACCGATTGAAGCCAGAAGAAGAGGATTGGGTTGCTCTGGATGATGAACTGACAGAGAAGAAAGAACGTAAAGCCGAACTGGAAGCTACTTTGTCGGACAAATCCAAACTTGTAGAAAAAGAGTATGAGCGGAAAAACAATATCCAAAAGGCTATTGGGGAAAAGCGTCTTTCTCTTACCAATAGAGAGAATAAGTTGAGAGCGGAAGCCGACAATGGGCGCAATGAAGTTTCTTTGAAGATCCGTGATTTGGAATATAACCTAAAGTTACAGGAGGGAAATTTGGAGCGGAAACGCAACGAAATATCCTCTTATGATGAAAAAATCCAGAGAATGAACACGGATCTTGATACATTGCGTGGTCAGTACAGAAAGATAAGCCAAGAGCAACTTACATACCCTGATGGGGCTTTTGTATGCCCTACTTGCCATAGGCAGCTTGAAGCGGATGATATTGCCGCCAAACAGCACGAAATGGAGGCAAATTTCAACCAAAACAAATCTGCAAGGTTACAGGCTAATTCAGCGAAAGGTAAAGGGATAAAAGCAACTCTGGAAGAAACGCAAACCAAGCGTGAAAATGCTTTAGCTAATGTTGCTGAATTGGAGGCATACATTGAGCAAATCAAGTCAGAGATAAATAAGCAAAAGGAAAATATGCCGGAAAGCGTGGATGTTAGCAAGTTGATAGAATCCGATGCCGATTGCATTGCCATTCGTAATGAGATTGCGGAATTGGAAAACCAACTTTCAATGGAAGCAAAGCCAGTAGATACTACAGACCTCAAAGACGGTATTAAGGTGCTTGATAGTGCCATTTCAGAACTGGTTAAAAGGCTGGCAAAGCGTGAAGCCATTGAACGTGCCGAAAAGGAAATAGCCACACTTGAAGAAAGGCGTATTGCAAATAATCAAGCACTTGCCGATCTGGAGAAAACGGAGTTTGTGATGATTGACTTCCAAAAAGCTAAAGATAACGAATTGATGAAGCGCATTAATGGAATGTTCCAGATTGTATCTTTTTCATTCGTGAACGAGCAACTTAATGGAGGTGAGAAACTGACTTGCGTATGCACCATAGATGGAGTTCCTTATCCAGATCTGAATGATGCTAAGAAACTGAATGCCGGACTGGATATTATCAATGCAATGTGCAAGGTGAAAGGTATATCCGCACCTATCTTCATTGATAACAGGGAGCGTGTGAATGAGATCATACCTACCATTTCACAGATTATAAATCTGGTTGTTAGCCATGATAAAGAATTAACCATTAAACAATAAAGTAATGACACAGGTAACAACAGCGGTGACTACTGCAAACAGTGGAGCGGTAGCCGCAAAGAAAACAAAGGGTGTGGATCTGTTGAAACAGATGCTTAATGCGCCCTCTGTGATGGAACAGTTCAAGAATGCCTTGAAACAGAATGCTTCTACTTTCGTGGCTTCTGTGATTGACTTGTACAATAGTGATTCCAAGTTACAGCTATGCGAGCCAAAACAGGTGGTTATGGAAGCTCTGAAAGCGGCTGTTTTGCATCTGCCTATCAATAAGGCACTGGGATATGCTTTCATTATCCCTTTCAACAACAGCAAGAGAGTTGATGATCTGGATGAGAACGGAAAGCCTAAGATCGGCAGGGATGGTAAGGCTATGCAGAAGTGGGTTAAAGTGTATGAGCCTACTTTCCAGATAGGCTACAAAGGGCTTATTCAGTTGGCTTTGAGATCCGGGCAGTACCGAACAATCAATGCTGATGTAGTCTATGATGGGGAATTGCGTAAGGTGAACAGGCTTACTGGAGAGATAGCCTTTGATGGCGAAAGAAAGTCTGACAAGGTGATCGGTTACTTCTGCTACTTTGAGTTGATCAACGGGTTTGCCAAGACATTGTACATGACAACAGAACAAATGGCTACCCATGCAAAAAGATACTCAAAGGCATTGAAGAATGACGAAAAGGCTACAGTTGAGCATCTGTTAAGCCTTGCAAATCTTCCCGTATCTCCAGATAGCACTGCTGTAGGATGGATGGGTAACTTTCATGGGATGGCTATCAAGACTGTTATACGCAATTTACTTAGTAAATACGGCTATTTGTCTATTGAAATGCAAAATGCTATTGCAAGCGACTATGAGGGCGAATATACAGATGTTCGTGATAATCTGATTCAGGACAATGCCAATAAACAGGTATTGGATATGACGGATGCAACCTATGAAGAGGTTGCGACCGAAAGCAATGCTAATCCAAATGCGGCAAATGAGCCGGATTATTAACGGAGTGTGATATGGTTCTGAAAGTGTTAGGTTCAAGTAGTCAGGGTAACTGCTACATTCTTGAAAACAGGGATGAGGCACTTATCATTGAAGCCGGGGTAAGATTCATTGAAGTGAAAAAGGCTCTGAACTTCAATATACGCAAAGTGTCTGGCTGCTTGATCACGCACCAACATAACGATCATGCAAAATACATTAAGGCAATGGTGGAAAGTGGATTTCCTACGCTGGCACTTGAAGAGGTGTGGGCTGCAAAGGGTGTCACTGGAAGCCGTGCCTATTGTATTGAGCGTGGAAAGGGTTACAAGTTTGGAAAATTCAGGGTGTTGCCATTTGATGCTTGCCACGATGTGCCTTGTGTCGGCTACCTGATAGACCACCCGGAAACAGGGCGTATAATGTTCCTTACGGATAGTTGTATGTGTGAGTATGTTTTTCCGGGATTAAACCAAATTATGATTGAGTGCAACTACTCTGATGCAAAGCTGGTGGAAGCTATCAATGCCGGGCGTACACTTCCCTCACAGCGTGAACGCCTAATGACTTCGCACATGGAGCTAAATACGTGCAAAGGGTTCTTATGCGCCAATGACCTTACCAATGTTGCAAACATTATCCTGCTTCACTTATCCGACAACAATAGTGATGAAAAGCACTTTGTTTCGGAGATAGAAAGGCAGACAGGAAAGGTGGTTTATGCGGCACATACTGGACTTGAAATAGAACTTGATAGGATTTAGGTATGGCAAAACTTCTGGTAGAGAAAAGGAACGGTTTGTTTAACCTCAAACCTCTGTATGAATGGCTCAAACAGCAAATGGATGGGTTATATAGGTTGGAGGCTAAAAGGGTTAGAAAACCACGTTCAAACGACCAAAACGGCTGGTTGTGGGGATGTATCTACCCAATGCTGTTAGATGCTCTTCTGGATGCCGGATATGAGTTTGTGAGCGTGGAGCAAGTGCATGAGTTCTTTAAGGCTCAAATGACCGCTGATAAAGTGGTAAACACGCACACAGGCGAGATATTGACTTTTCCCGGATCTACCGCTACGATGGACACGCTTACATTCTCCACATATTGCGAAAAGCTACGGGAATACGGAAGAGAGTTTTTGAATGTGGAAATACCCGATCCTGATAAATACTGGAAGTGCAATGAAAAGAATACCCAACAATGTAGTTTCGGAACTGATCCGACTTCTACCAGTGCTGATTGACAACATTCCACCCGGACGAAGTACCAGAGTGGATAATGCGATAAGATTAACAAAGAAACTGATTGTAAAACTAAAAACATTGAAAGATGAAAATTCAAATTGAAAAGGAAAAATTGCAAGCCGCCTACAAAAATGCTTGCGGTTGTGTCAAAGATGCTTTTGAAAAGCTGTTTGGCGAAGATGTGTTGGAAACTGCAAAGCCTACACTTGACGATTACAAGACGATCAAGAGTTACGAAGATGCCTGTGATGTGTTGGGGCTATCCCCAATACTTTCTGAAAACAGGAACAAGGCACTTTGCGCACAATTTCCAGATCACTACGATTTTCGGCAGAATATGCCTAAACACATAATCGCCTTAATGAAGCTGGAAATTATTAGCCGGGCTTTGTGGGGTAAGAGTTTCGAGCCAGAGCCAGATGCGGAGGGAAACAAGATTTACTGGTATCCGTGGTTCGCATTATACACAAAAGATGAAGTTGATCGTATGAGTGATGAGGAACGCAAATCTTTGTGTGGTGCTCTGTTCGGTGGTAATGCTTATAATGGGGCGTATGCGGGCTTCGGTTATCTGCGTGCGAATTATCGTTCCTCGTTCTCGTATGCGCACATTGTTTTCCGCTTGTGCCAAGAAACGGAGGAAAAGGCGGCATATTTCGGTAGGCAATTCATTGAGTTGTGGGCTGAATATCTGGCTTATGGATTCAAGGTGACAGAACACTTAAAATAATGGCTATGACAACGGTATTTTATATTCTGGTGGCATTCTGCCTTATGTTTGAGGTGATGAATCTTTTGAAAGTGAAAAAGACAGCGGAAGCCGTGAAGCGTTACAAGGGAAAGAAATTGGAAGAATGTAGCTCTACTTTCATAGCGTGGGCTGTTTTCAACTGCATTTATCTTCTCATTTGCTTTGTTGGCTTGATGAGTACGCAATGGATAGGCTTTCTGGCTCTGATAATCCTTTCGTTTATCCCGAAGAGGTGGTTTACATGGAGGGTTATAGATTGCATTCTTGGGATTCTGATACTGGCTTTTGTGATATTGAACAAATACCAGTTCCAGATAGACTTAAATTCATTAATCATTAAAAGTTTGTAGTATGAAAGATGTGATGTTAGCCGACACTCCGATTGAGGAAAGAGCGCAAATCTTACGGGATAGTTGCGATAAGATTGTAGAACAGTGCTATACCCGGAAATTCGACACGAAAGAAACTAATGAGAAACGGGCGGAGCTTGCCAATGTTTCTATTCAGATTGCGGATCTTGAAGAGAAATTAGCAGAAATACGTGCTGATTACAAAGGGCGTATCAAGCCTCTTGTTGAGCGCATGGGCAAAATCCGTGGAGAATTGAAAGCTGGTGGAGAATGGGTATCTGGAGAATGTTACCAGTTCTTAGATGCTGATGAGGGAAAGGCAGCTTTGTATGATCCTAAAGGGTACAAGATTGAAGAGCGTGATATGCGCCCGGAAGAGAGATCACGTACCATATTTCAGGGAATCCGGGAAAACATGAAAGTACAGATGTCTAAGACTGGTACAGATAACTAATTTTTAATAATTCAAATTTATCAAGATGGAAAAGATTGAAAAAGAAAACGGTTTGACCGTGAACATTGCGAACTACACAGGCGAAAATCCTATTGAGATTGTGTACCGTGAGGGTGCTGCACCGAAATCACCCAATCCGCTTGAAACGAAAGAGCCGGAGAAGATAGGTGTTACTGGTGTTATATCCACTCCGTTTGACTGGCTGGAGAAGCGTATTGGCACGATAGACCAGAAACGGGCTAATGTGAAAGTGGATCGTGAGAAAATGACGATCACCCTTACCGTGAATGAGGATGATTACTACACGAAAAACACTTTCGTTGGAAAGGTTGAGTTTTCAGAAGCCTTTGAAAAGTTCGGTATCAATGATGCCAGTTCTGGCTGGATTCCGGCAAAGTTGGGGCAGTTCTTACGCATTAACCGTGTGCTGTTTGCCGACAAAGAGGATTGCATGAAACTCGTTTCTGCACTCAAAAACTTCACAGCAAAGGCAAAGGCAGAGATCCAGAAGCAGCGTGATCCGTCCGGCTCTATGGCGGATGTGTACCGTCAAGAGGTGGAAAGCAACTTGCCGAAGAGTTTCACTATCAATGTGGCTATCTTCAAAGGAACTGCAAAAACACCTATTGAGGTGGAATTTGATCACTACCTTAAAGATGGCGAAGTGCTGTTACAGCTTGTTTCTCCGGGCGCAAATGAACTGACGGAATCTTACCGTGACAGTTGCATTGACGATGTTCTTACCAAGATCAAAGACATTGCGCCAGGTATTGCAATCATGGAAATCTAAATGTGTTTCGGGTGGGGGATTTATCCCCTACCCTTAAAGAAGCTCCACGATGGCAAGAAAGAAGAAAAATCCAATGCCTTTCGATACTGAATACTGGTTGAGTGATCCAGTATTGAAAGCACTGCCACTTGATGTTAAGGGGCTGTGGATTGATATGCTTTGCTATATGTGGGAAAGTGCGGATCGTGGCGTGATGGTAAAGCCTACAGGCGAAATCTATACGCATGAGGAAATACTAAGGCTGTTAGGGAAAGAAAGCTCCGTAGGTGAAAGCTGGCTTGATATGCTTATAGAAAACGGTTTGTGCGGAGTTCGTGATGATGGTGCTGTATTTAGTAGGCGTATGGTTCGTGATGAGGCTATAAGGGAAAAGAGGCGTGAAGCTGGCAAGAAAGGTGGTGATATAACAAAGGCTAAGGTTTTTGATGTTTCACCAGTACAACAGCCACCAATGCAGAAGCCGGAAGAGCAACCCAAGCAGGGAACTGTAGGGGAACAACAGCCGGATTTATTCCCGGAAGAAAGCCCACCGCCATTAACCCCGGAACAGCAGGCAAAAGCGGAGAAAGCGAAGAAGTACAAGTATGCCGAATTTGTCACTCTTACAAGGGATGAGTACGCTGCACTATGCGGGCGGTATTCAGAGGAATCGGCAAAGAGGATGATAGAAATACTTGACAACTACAAAGGCTCAAAAGGAAAGAAATACAAGTCTGACTATAGAGCCATATTGAATTGGGTAGTAGATAGATATAACGAAGAAATACAACGATATGGAAAAGCAATTAGCGGAAAGACTTCAAGCGATACTGGCAAGACAGGCAGCTACAGGGACACGCTTTAAGATCACCAATTTTCCGCAAGAAACGATAGAAGAAATGCTGCGTATGTGTTATCAGTCGGAAGTGGAGCGTAGAAGAAACAAGTACATTCCCGATGATAGTACACTGGAAAAGATAGGTAAGGCTGCAAAATGGCTCTGTGGCGATTACAAAGTAGGGCTGTTGCTTTATGGAAGCGTAGGTTCTGGAAAGACTACTTTAGCAAAGGCGATATGCAATCTTATAGGCATTCTTTACGGCGGAAGTTCAATATCATCTGAAAGAACGGAAATATACCGTGTTTCAGCGTTGAATCTGGCTAAGTATGTATTAGACGATCCAAGTTACTTTTCAAGGTTGAAAAACAAAGAACTTCTGTTTATAGACGATGTGGGTACAGAGCCGGAAAGTGTGAAGAGTTGGGGAAATGAATTTTCGCCAGTAACAGAGTTGATATATGCGAGATATGATAGACAGTTGTTCACTATTGCCACTTCAAACTTAGCGGATGAAGAGTTTGGAGAGCGGTACGGATTGCGTATTGCTGACAGGATGGAAGAAATGTTTGAAAGACTGCATTACAAACAGAATAGTTACAGAAGATGAATATGATTGAGTGGAACAAACTAAGGGAGAAAGCCCATGCCAATTCCGTAAGACACGGATTTTGGGAAAACAGCCCAAGTGACCAACATTTCCTTTGTCTGGTTATAAGTGAGCTTATGGAAGCCGTAGAAGCGGATCGAAAAGGTGATTACGCAGGCAAGGATATGAAGAAACTTTTTGAAGATGATTTAGCGTCTGGTGAAGATTTCAAAGGATTGTTTGAATCGCATTTGAAAGATACCGTAGAGGATGAGTTGGCAGATGCCGCCATACGGCTTCTGGATCTTGCCGGAGCGCACAATCTGAATTTGAATACATTCTGCATACAGCACGTTGTTACTCCACGCAAGACTTTTACGGAAAACATCTTTGCCATAGTTAAGGATCTGGTGAACTACAGGTATTCGCAAGAAGAGCAAATTAATTATGCGTTGCACCAGATAAGAAGATTGTCGGAGATCTTGAAAATAAATCTCAAATGGCACATAGAACAAAAGATGCTGTACAACGAAAGTAGAGAAGTCAAACACGGGAAAAAGTATTGAGTATGAATACAAGTTTTGAAAGATGCGCCAATACAACGGATGAATGGTACACCCCGAAATGGATTATTGATTCACTCGGTGAATTTGACCTCGATCCGTGTTCCCCGGCAAACCGATTGTGGAATACCGCCAAAAGGCATATAACGCCACAAGAGGACGGATTAAAAACCTCGTGGGGGGGGTAAGAGTATGGCTAAATCCTCCTTATTCAAGACCTCTTATTGAGCGTTTTGTGGAGAAGATGGTGGCTAACAATAACGGCATAGCATTGCTTTTCAACAGGTGTGATAGCAAGATGTTCCAAGATCTAATTTTCCCCAATGCAAGTGCGATTCTGTTTGTGAGGGGTAGGATCAAGTTTTACAGACCAGATGGAACACAGGGCGATAGTCCGGGATGTGGAAGCGTTCTTATTGCATTTGGAGAAAGCAATGCCGAAGCTCTGGAGAAGTCAAATATACCGGGTAAATACATAAAACTGAAATGATGGACGAATTTGTAAAAACTGTACAGGAAATGAGAAATGCCCAAAAGGAGTATTTCAAGACAAGAGATAAAGCGATCCTTGCAAAGTCAAAGGAACTGGAGCGTAAGGTGGATAATATGTTATCCAACTTAGCACCCAATATGCCTAATTTGTTTCAATAAGTGTGTTCAATAAACATATTTAGCAATGGAAAAGAAGAAAGTTATAGTTACCCTCTGCAAAAAGTTCCCGGCTACACACCCGAAAGCCGGAGTGCCTACAGGATTTGAAAGCAAGTTGAAAAATGGCACGAAGATCCACACTATACGGCACAATGCAAAAGGTGTATGGGATGAGCGTTACAAGGGCATTTCCTCTGGCAGAAAGTACCTATCTGTTAGGGAATGGACTGGCAGACCGTATAACTCCGAACAAAGGGAGTTTGCAAGGTATGAGGAAATAGGACTGCAACGCATAACAATGACTTATGACAGCAGCGATGCCGTGCCTCAAATCTGGATTGATGATAAGAGAGTGCCTATTGAAGTGGTAGCCAAGAATGACGGTTTGAGCGTTGAGGACTTCATTTCATGGTTCTTCACTAAGGATAATGTGTTTGAGGGTGTAGTTATTCATTTTACGGATTTTAGATACTAACAATATGAAGAAGATTTATAAATACAGGATTGAAGTAACGGATGATCAGAATATCGAAATGCCAGTTGGCGCAAAAATTCTGACGGTTCAAACTCAAAATGGTGTTCCTTGCATTTGGGCAATGGTTGATCCTAATGCTGAAAAAGAAAGAGTACATATCAGAGTACATGGTACAGGGCATACAATTCAAGACAGCGACAGGCTGGAATACATAGGTACTTTTCAAATGTACGGTGGTTCGCTTGTGTTTCATACTTTCAAGGTGTGCTGATATGGATAAGGAGCGGAAGATTGAGCGGATTAAGGAGCGTGGTTTTAAGGTTGTCACATTGGGCAAACATATCCGTGCTTCAAAGGGGAATGAGGTTTATTCCGGCTCTGTAAGTTATGTTTTTAGAATGATATTCGGTTATTGATATGGATAAGACTTGTGAAAATTGCTCCTATATGAAGCTATTGGAGATTAGAAAAGGCTATAAGGCTTATTGTTGTACGGCTCATTCCTATGTTAAGGGAGGAACACGCTATGAAGATCCGAAAGGTGTAATGCCACACTTCAAATGTAACTGTGGGAAATTCCGTAGCAGATATGAATAGAAATGAAGAGTTGAAAGAAAGTCTGGGCGAAGAGCTATGCGCATATTGCCCGTGGCGTAGAGGTGAAATAGACCATACCCCGGAAATAACGTGTGATGGTATGTTTTGCGATGATGCGCTGGAAGAGTTTCTGGAAGATAACAAAGAATACTTTGATAGCGATGAGTGACGATAGGCATTGTAGCGAATGTAAGCACTTCTGGAGTAATCCGAAAGTAGGTCAGATGTATTGCTGCAAGCTGGCTAAGAGAATAACAGCAAGAAAGAAACCATGTAAGTTTTACCAACAAAACAATAAGTAGAATGAAAAATAATGCAACAAAGAAAACGGATGTGTTCCTGATTGATCCACGAAACATAGTAGTGGAAGATGGCTTCAATGTCCGTAGAGATTTTGATCTGGATGAATTGAAAGAGCAAATCAAGGCGAAAGGGGTGCTGAATCCCTTAACCGTGATCGCTTTCAAGGATGAAAACGGTGATGAGAAATACAGGCTGGTAGATGGTGAACGCAGATTCCGTGCCACTATGATAGCCATTTCAGAGGGTGCGGATATTCCCTTTGTGAAAGCGTTGAAGCGACCGCCAACAATGAGCCGTGAGGATATGTACATAGAGCAGATGATGAGGAATGAGGGAAAGCGTTTTACTGAATATGAATGCGCTTTGATGTTCCAGCGGTTCAAAGAAGAGTTCGGATATACACAGGTGGAGATAGCGGACAAATTCAAGAAGTCCCCGGCATATATCAGCAAGTGCCTTTCTCTTCTGGATCTTCCAAAGGAGTTGCAAGAGCGGATTATGAGAAATGAGCTATCCATAACAGCGGCAAGGGAGATTGCTTCAAGCTATGAAACGGAATCGGATCAAGTGAAAGCGGCTCAAAATGCTGTTAAGGCGGCAAAGGAACAAGGAAGAGAGACTGCAACCAACAGAGAGGTAACAGCCCACCTGAAAGAATCAAATGAGGCTAAGGCGGTAGCCAATGCCTTGCGTAGTATCTGGGCATATCTGGACGGTGAAAAGATGGTAGATGTGGATCGGCTGATTACGCTTCTGGATAAGGAACAAAGCCTATACCAAGCAATGAAACAATATAAAAAGATGTAAGTATGAAAGTATTATTTTTTGATTTGGAAACTACTGGCACTCTGGTAAATCGGCACGGCATTCACCAGATAAGCGGTATGGTAGTAATTGACGGTGAAGTCCGTGAAAGTTTCAATTTCCATGTACAACCCAATCCGAAAGCCGATATTACACAAGAGGCTCTGGATGTGGCAGGAGTTACAAAGGAGCAAATAATGGCTTACCCACCTATGGGCGAAGTGTACAGGCAGTTTGTGGATATGCTGGCTAAGTATGTGGATAAGTACAACAGGCAGGATAAGTTCTTTCTTGCCGGGTACAACAATGCCTCATTTGATAACCAGTTTCTCCGTGCATGGTTCGTGCAGAATGAAGATAAGTATTTCGGATCGTGGTTCTGGAGCAATTCTATAGATGTGATGGTGCTTGCCACTCCGTATCTTGCCGCCAGACGTGCGGAAATGGAGAATTTCAAGCAGGGGACGGTTGCAAAGTTTCTGGGCATTGATGTAGATTCCAACCGCTTGCATGATGCGCTCTATGATATAGAGATATGCAAGGCGATATTCGATATTGTTTCACCTTACAAAGTCTGATTATGGCAAAGAAGAAAGAAAAAACATTTGATCCGATGCCGGATGATCTTCTGGCACTACAGGATGAGTATATTTCCGTTGATGCTGAAATAACCCGGCTGGAAGAGCGTAAGAAGCAGTTACAGGATCGTATGCTGGAGCTTATGCAAACACACGACCTGAAGAAAGCGGAGAATGAGAGAATACGAATATCCTACATTGCACCGTCCAAGCGTAAGAATTTCGACAAAACCAGATTCCAAGAGGAACACAAGGATATGTATGCTCAATATCTGGTTGATGTGGAAACGAAAGCATCTATAAGAGTATCAATTAAAACCCAAGAATGATATGAAAACTGACGGAACCAAGAAAGCAAGAGTTATCTACCCGGAATACTGGGCGAAACGGAAGAAAAGGCTTAATGCCGGATTCATTAAGATGCTGGAAGAAACGGCACAAAAAGAAGCGGAGTGTTCCGATGAGTACGGAGAATACAAGACGGGTACATTCCTCTACAAGTCCGCTATAGTAAGCGTGAGAAAGGAAAACGACCTCTGGACTTTGCACATGATGAGCGAAGTTCCTATAGGCTTGCCGCTTATCAAGGAAATACGCTACAAGTTTTTGCCGGACAACCTTTTGATGGCGCAACTGTATGCACCAAGAAAGGATGCAAGTGAAATGAAAGGCGTGATATTGTATGAGATTCCCAACAATCAAGAAAACGAAGTAGCGGAATGATTTGTATTGGGATAGATACAGGCGTACATACGGGATTCGCTGTTTGGGACAGCAAGCAGCGATCCCTACTTATGGTGACTTCTTTGCCCATTCATAAGGCAATGGAAAATGTCCGATCCTTGCGTGATGAATATGTGGCTGTAGGCGATAAGGTGTTTGTGAGGGTGGAAGATCCGAGGCAAAGAAACTGGTTCGGCACTGAAAGGATGTCAAGGGAAGAGGAAAGGAAACGGCTGCAAGGTGTTGGATCGGTGAAGCGTGATGCCTCTATCTGGGAAGATTACCTGAAAGATCTGGGAGTTGAGTTTGAAATGGTTGCCCCTAAAAGGAATGTAACCAAGCTCAAACAGGAAACTTTCAAGCGATATACCGGGTGGGGAAAGCAGACAAATGAGCATGGCAGGGATGCGGCTATGCTTGTTTTCGGTTATTAGGCTATTTTTATGCTTAAAAGTGTGTTTAGTAAACACATAAATTCATATCTTTGTATCATTAACCAAGTAAATTGAAAGCTATGCTTATAATTGATGTTCTTATCGTGTTTGCCGTGATAGTTGGCGTTCTGTTTGTGTTGCATAATTGGGGCGGCTACCTTGTAAACAAGTGGATGCCAGCCGACAATATGAAGCAAGGTGATGTGATGTACATTTACCTGAACAACGAATATAACAGGAAAGCGACCATTTCAAAGGTTGAGGAAAACCGTGTCTTTATCTATGACAAACTGCCTTTGCCTTTGTCCTATCGTGGCAAGTTCTATGCTGTTGGCGTAGATGTGTCGGATAACAGCCGTTTCCTATACATGAGGAAGCGTAGATATATCATACCGTGCCGGATTGTAGAGCGTTTCCGCAAATCTATAGGGCTGGATCAGTATCTGGATAATCTGCCAGTGAGTGAGGTTGAGGAAACGGAAGATAACGAGGAAAAGGAGGCAGAGGATGAAGTGTAGCGAGATTACATATCGCCCTTTGTCGGAAATGGTGCTTTTGGAATCCAATCCGAGGACTATCAAGAAAGCCGATATGGATCGGCTTGTGGATAGTATCAAGATTTACGGATTCTGGAAGCACCGACCTATTACGCTATCCGACCGGACGGGCAAACTGGTTGTGATAGCAGGAAACCAGCGTTTGAAAGCGGCTAAGAAATTGAAGCTGAAAGAAGTCCCTACCGTTGTCTATTCGGATCTTACGGAGGATGAGGAAAAGAATATCATTCTCCGGGACAATATCAATAACGGAGAATGGGATTTCAACGCATTGCAAGTGGATGATGTCTGGAAAGATACCGATTTCAGCTTTATAGGTCTGACTATCCCGGAGGATGCAGAGCCTAAGAAGTCAAAGAAGAAAGCGGTTGAAGAGGATGAGCCGGAAGATGAGGCAGCGAGCGATGAGCAAGAGGATGGAAGCGAAGAGGCAAACGACAAAGAGGCTTTCTACCGCTCCATGTTCAAAGATGTTTTGTATGAGAGCGACAACATTTTTGAGATCCCCAACTTGCTTCTGGAAATGCAAGCCGGAAAACTGGAGTTGCCGTTATCTCCGTGGGGTGCAAACAGCCGTTTGAGGAAAGATGTAGCCACCTATCATTTCTATGTGGATGATTACAGGTTTGAGGCTCTTTTCAAAGATCCGATCAACTTGCTTGCAAGTGGCTGCAAAGCTGTGGTAGAGCCGAATTGTAGTTGCCACGACCAGACACCTATAGCGTGGGGCTTGCAACTCATCTACAAAAAACGGTGGTTATCCCGTTACTTCCAAGAGTGCGGTATAAGGGTGTATGCTGATTTGAATGTATCTCACAAATTCATAGAGTACAACAAAATGGGGATTCCGAAAGGATATAATGCTTTCGCCACTCGTGGGCTGGACGGATGGATGGAAAGCCTTAAATCGGATCTCCAAGTAGCACAAGAGATTTCCGGGCTTGAAAAGCCTAACCTACTTGTTTATGGAGGCGGTAAGGATGTACAAGCGTTTTGCCGGAAACACGGGCTACTGTATGTAACCGATTTTATAAACGCAAAAAAGAAGTAGCGAATATGGGAAGAAATTCAAGCGGAACACGTGGAGGCTTACAGCCGGGCGATGCCACTTTCAAGGGTAAAGTTTCAAATGTAGAGCCGTTGGTGAACATGAAAGATCCAGCGGTGTACAAAGCGACCAAAGAAGCCATTTCCAGATACCATGCCGTACTGGGTGTAAGGCAGCGTAGTGTGAAGTTGGCGGATCTGCCAGCAGGAACATACGGAGTTCATGTAACGGCTAATGGCAAGTCTGATGGCGTGTATCTTAACAAGGCTCATTTCAACCAGTCAAGAAGTGCTATCGAGGCTTCGCATAGGAAAGGATATGCAAGCGGATGGAGTACCAAGACAAACAAGCCTATTGCGCACACAGTGACACACGAACTGGCACACGCAACATGGAATCAGCACATGACGGGTGCAAAGCAAAAGGCGGCAGGAAAGGAGATCAACAAGCTATACACCCAATGGCGTAAGGATAAAAAGAAGTCCGGCTATGGTAAGTATGCCGCAACCAATGTAAGTGAGTTCTGGGCTGAAACGGTGACGAAAGCCATACATGGAAAGTCCGACAAATACACAGCAGCGGTTAAGAACATAGCCAAGAAGTACAAATTATGAGTATTTTTGTAACGTCTAAAGATATTGAATATGAAAAAGATTGAACTTACAGAAAAAGAAATTGAGGTGATCCGCCAGCAACTCAACGGAGAAATTGAGGTGCATAGTGCCACCGAAGAGCAGCAACAGTTGCTCATGGGAGTAATTGACAAAGCAAACGATCTTCTGGATGAAGAAGATGCTTATGACGAACTGGAAGCGCAAGGCAATGACTTGATAGATTGGTATTGGAAGAAGTACCAAGAGCAGGAGAATGCCTAAGCAGACCGAATGAGAAAGAGAATCGGGTAAACTATATCCGATTTTCTTTTGGCTTTATAGTGTGTTCAATAAACACAGATTGCTATGATTAAAATGAGTTTCAGTATGCAGAAGAATTTTTCCGATGTGGAAATTTCCACGCAAGGCGTAGAAGAAGCCGGAAGCGTTGAAGCCACATTGTACGATAAGATCAAGGAGGTAGTAAGGGAGTTGCCCCTATTCCTTGTTAGTGACAGCCTGAAAGTAGGAGTAGAAAACCATATTGTGACAGATGCGAGCAAAGAGGCTTTCCCGGTACTGACAAAGGGCTACAAGGTAACAACCAGCTTTAGCGGATATGAAACGGTGATGGGTAGTGTAGATACTACCATTGAAGCTATCTATCTGGATAAGGAGGGTAAGGAGTACAGCGAAACGGATTGTTTGGTTGTGGCAAAGACATACGAAGAAGCAGAGAAAAAGAGGAAAGAATTGTTGAATGGCTAACCCGTCTGTGGAATGAGAAAACAACGGGAAAACAACGGAGAAGTTGAGAAATGGCAAGATTTGAAAAGGGTAATTCAAAGGGTAACAGGTTCACGAAAGACAACCAGCCTGAAAACCCCGGCAGGAAGCCAAAGATATTTTCCATACTGAAAAAGAAGTACGGAATAAATCTGGCTTCCAATGGGACATTTACCCAAAGCCAGATTATTGATTTGCTCCAGTCGCTATTGAGTGTGGATATAAGGCAGACAACAGCCCTAAACCTATCGCTCAACAATGACATGAAGAAGATAGCGGAACAAATACGGAATGGAGAAACTCCAGATGCTCTAAGCAAGGATGAAGTGATAAGCCAAGTGTTTGTTGCGCTATCGCAGGCTATCAACAGGGAAACATCAAAGGGGGAAAGCTACACGATCCGTTGGATCATTGAGTATCTGTTTGGGAAAGCCACACAGCCCATTGAGGGCGATGTGAATGCCCAAGTAACGACAACAAACAATGTGGATTTGTCCGCATTGAGTACGGAGGAACTATTGCAATACAATTCCTTACTTGAAAAGATCAGCATGAAGAAAGATGGCAAGAAGTAGCAAGGCGATAACAGTACCGATGGGGCTTGCAGTCAAGATTGAGTTGTTCAAGCGTGGCTGTTTTGACTTCATTGTTTGCCGTGACGGTAAGAGGCACGACAAACAGGCTGATGCTTTGCGCATTCTTACCGATACAGAACACGTTGAAATCTTGTATGGTGGTGCGGCTGGTGGTGCTAAGTCGTGGACTGGTGCGGCATGGCTTATCTTCATGTGTCTTTGCTATCCCGGCACAAAATGGTTTATAGGGCGAGCGGAGTTGAAGCGCATAACCCAATCCACACTGATAACATTCTACCAAGTGTGCGCCCGTTTCGGTGTGCATGAATCGCTGTATAAATACAATGCCAACCTTAACTACATTGAGTTTTACAATGGATCACGAATTGACTTTCTGGATCTGCAATACAAGCCGGGTGATCCTTTGTATGAGCGTTACGGATCTATTGAGTTCACGGGCGGTTGGATTGAAGAGGGCGGAGAAGTAAACTTCGGTGCTTATGATACTCTTAAAACCCGTGTTGGGCGTTTCAAGAATGAGGAATACGGACTAAGGCGAAAACTGTTTATCACTTGCAACCCCAAGAAGAATTGGATGTATGATTTGTTCTACAAGCCTTTCACTACAGGGAAACTTCCAGAATACAAGTATTACATTTCGTGCCTTGTGCAAGAGAATCCGTTTATAGATCCTGACTACATAGAGGGATTGAAAACGACCTCTGACAAAGTGAAGTTCGAGCGTCTGTTTAAGGGTAACTGGGAGTATGACGATAACCCCAATTCCCTTTGTTCCTATGATGCTATCATGGCGATATTTGGGAATAGGATAGCCAAGAAAACAGGCACTCACTACCTCACTGGCGATATTGCCCGTTTCGGTGCTGACTATGCGAGGATAGCCGTATGGGATGGGTGGAATATCATAGACCTAAAGAGTTTCCCGGTAAGCAAGACTACAGACATACAGGCGTACATTATCCGATGCCAGAAGAAATACCGAATACCAAACTATCGGTGTATTGTGGATGAGGACGGTGTGGGCGGTGGTGTTGTGGATAGTTGCAACATACAGGGATTTGTGAACAACAGCCGTGCTTTGAAAGATGAGAACTACCAGAACTTGCAAGCACAATGCGGCTATAAACTGGCGGAACATATCAACGCTTCTGATGTGGGAATAAATGAGGATCTGGTAAGTCAAGCGGACAAAGAGCAGATAGCGAGGGAACTTGAACAACTGCAAACATGGAAGCCTGACGATGACGGAAGTTTGAAGCTGAAACCAAAGGAGGCTATCAAAGAGGATTTGGGATGTTCCCCGGACTGGCGGGATATGATGCTCATGCGATCGTGGTTTGATTACAACGAGTATGAGATACCAGACGATATAGAACGGAGATTAGGTTTAACCGGGTAAATTCAAATAATATGGGATTATTCAATGTACTGACAAACCAAGTGAAAGCGGCTGTTGGCTACCAGCAGAGCTTGACGGAGCTTTTGGATGCAAAGGATGTATCAAGAGCCTTAACGATGATGCACGATCATTCCATTGTCGCTGCCAAGAATCTAAGAGATTACGAGGTAAGCAGCCACAAGATAATGGAAAGAAAGGATCGTGCGGTGTACGATAAGAAAGGCAATTTCTTACGCTGGAGCAAGAGGTGGAAAATTCCTATCCCCTACCAGCAGTTTATCAATGAAATTGCTTTGGTGTTCCTCTATGGCAGACCAGTAAAATGGGGGCAACTTTCAGAGGGGACGGATGAAGCATTTGAGAATTATAAAAACCTGAATGATGAAGTCCACTTCAATGCCCGTGTAAGGGAAGCCAAAAGAGCGGCTGGATCGGAGGGATCAGCGGCTATACTCTACCATGTGTATAGGGACAAAGAGGATAACCCACGTCTTTTGCTTAATGTGCTTTGCAAGAAGAATGGCGATGATATTTACACCGTAAAGGATCAGTATAGGAAACTCAAAGCCTTTGCGTGGGGCTACTATCTGACAGAGGCAGGGAATAGGACGGTTTACCATGTGGATATTTACACAGCCGATACCATATACCGGGCAAAGCGTGGAAATATCGGATGGGAGGTTGCGGTGCTTCAAAACCCTGTTGGTAAAATACCAGTGCTTCTGTTTGAGCAAGAGGTGGAACACGCAGGAGTACAAGCAATGATCGAGCGGTCGGAATCATTGGAAAGCACGGATGCAGATGTGAACGATCGTTTTGCAAACCCGGCTATGGTGGCAACGGCTGAAATCCTCAATTCTTTGCCAAAGTCAGAGGATGAGGCTAAGTTGTTTATCCTCAAAGACGGTGGAAAAATAGAGTATCTTACATGGGATCAAGCCTCACAGAGCAAGGCTAACGAGTATGAGCGTCTGGATAAGCACATTCTTTCCAAGTCGTTCACGCCAAACATTGACTTTGACAACATGAAGAATCTGGGCAACCTTTCCGCAAAGGCTATCCGAAAGGTTATGCTTCTGGCTGTTATCAAGGCAGAGAAACGCAAGGAAACCCACGATGATTACATGAACAGGCACGGAAGTATCATGCTTTCGATCATGGGAAATGTGCTTGACTATAAGAACAAATCCAAGTATGAGGCATTGAAGCTGACGCACGAGTTTCAAGAGCCTTTCGGTGATGATGTGAGCGAAATGCTTGCCGATGTTCTGAAACAGTATGGGGCTGGCGCACTCTCTTTGCAGTCCACTCTGGAACTTTCCTACCTTGTTAAGAATGCACAAAAGGAATACGAGCAAATAAGCAAGGAGCAAGCCGAAGCACTGGAGCGACAAATGGCACTAAACAGAACTGATGTATTTGGGGAGGGCGAATAATGGAAATACGGACAAAATATAATGTTGGCGATGAGGTTTGGATCATGCGTGATAACAAGCCGGAGAAGATCCGTATTGACGGAATAGAGGTAGAAGTAAAAGGGGGGACTATTCCCGGTACTTGTGGTATTCTTTCAGGTGAATTATATACCAAAGTTTGGTATGTAGAGATACAGCGCAAAGAATACCGTTGTGCTGGTGATAAAGATCCCGTTTACCACCACAACGAATGTGCCTGTTTCGGGACAAAAAAGGAATTGTTGGATAGTTTTCTAAATGATGATGAGTGATGGCAAAGAAACTGAAACGATCCGAATTGAAGTACCATTGTAGGGATTGCAAGCACTCACACAGCTACCATGAATTGAACTGGAAAGGTGAGCCGTTTTTGTGCAAATGCCCATTCCACAAGTATTCAAAGTTTCTGGATAGTGACTGGTGCGAACATTTCCAAAAGAAAGGGTAAAACAGTATGGCGAAGTACATAAACGAAAAGAAGCTACAGCAGGAGTTGTTCAAGCGCACAGAGGGGTATGCTGCCGAAGTGCGTAAGATCTATCTTGATTCACTGGGTAAAATCATTGAGCTTGTGAAAGGCACGGAGCTTGAAGATGGTAAGCCGTTTTCCTTTTCGGAGTATGGCTACAGTGAAGATGTTACGCCCATACTTCGCAATATGTACAGCCAGACTTACCAGACGATCCGAAACAGCGTACAAAAGGAGTGGCTTTTATCCAATGAAAATAATGATGCTTTGGTTAAAAGTGTGTTTGGTGAACGCTCTATAGAGGATAACCACTTTGCCCGGTTCTTTCTCCGCAACATGGAGGCTATGGATGCTTTCTTTGCCCGAAAGACAAAGGACGGCTTAAACCTATCGCAAAAGGTATGGAAGTACACGGGAATGTACAAAGAAGAGCTTGAAAAGACTTTGGATCTTGCCATTGGTGAGGGAATACCAGCCAACAGACTTGCTACCAAAATCAAAGAGTATCTGAACGACCCGGATAGATGGTATAGGCGTTTCCGTGTGAAGATCGGAGAAGATGAGAACGGAAATCCTATCTATGGCAGGAAATGGAAACGCAGGGTGTACGACCAGACAACAGAAACATACAAATGGGTGGATGATGATCCGAAGAAGTATCACCCCGGCAAAGGTGTTTACCGTTCCTCATATCGGAATGCCCAAAGGCTTGCCCGGACTGAAACGAACATAGCCTACAGAACTGCCGACTTTACCCGTTGGGGACAACTGGATTTTGTGGTGGGCATTGAAATCAAGTTGAGCAACAACCACCCCGTACATGATATTTGCGATGATCTGAAAGGCATCTATCCCAAAACTTTCAAATGGACGGGCTGGCATCCTAACTGTAGGTGCTACCAAGTGCCAGTGCTGGCAAAGGATGAGGAAATAGAAAAGATGCTGGATAAACTTCTGGAGGATGAGAACGCTACACTTGAAAACAGCGAGAATGAGGTTAAGGAAGTGCCACGCCAGTTTACAGAGTGGGTGAAAAATAACGATGAGCGCATAAGGGCTGCAAAAGCCAAAGGCACATTGCCCTACTTTTTGAGGGACAACAAGGAAGTACCCGTAGTGAAGTACAATTCGTATGGGAGCCAGTGGCGGCGGATGTGGTATTATGATACGGGCGGTTTCCTTGTTGCCCACTCCACCCGTTACGAGAACTCCAAAAGGAACAAGAACGAAAAGGCGAAGTATGACAAGGAGGTTGCCATGTGCCGGGTGCTGGCTCAAAAGGGGTATCAGATAGAGATGCTGGAAGAAGTGCCGGGCGTGAGTTCACCCGATATAACCATAGACGGGACAAAGGCGGATTTGAAAAGGCTATCCAGTGCGAACAACATAGAACGCCATGCCAAAGAAGCGGTTAGGGAACAAGGTGCTGACATCGTGATATTCCAGTTCGACAATGAGACGGAAGCCATTCACACGAAACTCTATAAGCTGAAAAAGATGGGGTACAAGGTCATGTATTTCTTTACGGGTAGGGAAAATGAAGTGTTCGAGCTATAAAATACGACACCCCGACAAATGCCGGGGTGAAGAGGAGATCCGACTGCCACCACTTCCTTTCGGAAGCTCCCGAATACTGGGGTAAGGCTTGCGCCAAACGTGGGAGACAGTTCTGTCCGATAATTGTTTGAAGCCTATCGGCATCAAGGCTTTATGGTATTGCAAAAATAGGCATTTATTTCCGCCTAAGCAAATTCTTGTGGAAATATTCACTATCTTTGTGACCGACACGGGCATTTACCGTTGCGCCCGTGCATTATTCGCACCACCAGCAGTTAAACAAAGGCAAGGGAATCGCTTCCCCTGCCTTTTTTCATGTTCTGCCATTAGGAAGATTATTCCGTTGGTGGATTGGTCATGGAGCGTTTCAGTTGCACCACCCTACGCACGAACATCCGCCCGGCTTCCGTCCATACGGTCGTAAGGAACAACCCCGTGCGCCCGTCCTTGCGCTGGTAGGTGTGTTCACGTGTCTTTACAAATCCTTTTGCTTGGTACTTGGCATACAGAAACCACTGGCTGCCATGCTTGAACATCACCCCGGCATCGTTGAGCAGCTTGTGCAAGGCTTGTGCGCTCATGCCGAGTTCCTTTGCTATCTGCGTGGAAGTAAACGTGTCGTAGCTGTCAAGCACGTTTTGCGCATACTCCACCAACGGGGCTTGTTCACGCATGATTTCATCCTGTCTGTCTTTCAGTTTCAGCAAGCGGCGGTTTTCGGAATGGTAGGCTTTCTTCTGATCTTCCAGCACGGCAATCTGTTTGTTGGCGGCTTTCAGTGCCTTGCGTTCCTCTTTCAGTGCCGTAAGAAGCCGTATCGCATTGTCCGGGTCGGCAAGCACGCTGTCTATGGTCTGGGGCGTGGCTGTTACTCCGTACTTCATCAACTCTTTAATACGATCGTTGCACCAAATGGCGAATTGGGGACTGAGCCAACGGGCGAACTCTAACGCAACATCTTCGTGAAGCCATGTGCCTTGTGCGTTTTTATCGTTTCCACCCTTTATAACTCTCACTAAATCAGCCGAACTTAAATTTCTAAGTTCGGCTAATTCTTTCAAAAAGCCTTTAGTGTATTGGTTATTGAGCCAAAACACGGGTTGCTTTCCGAAAGGCTTAGCCATTTCCGTAGCGTTAACCATTGTAGCCTCTCCTATCTGGAATGTGACGGGGCTACCCTCGTAGATAAATGTCTTGCTGTTATCCATTGTTAGTGTCCCTTTTAGCGTTGATAACAGCATACCCCATAATGGGGGCAAGATCTTCCAGAATTTCAATCGTACATTGCTCCGTTCTTCGGATTTCATTGTTGAACAAATCGGCAATGAACGGCATTTCAAAGAGATCGTAAATGCGCTTCTGCAAGTTGAGTGCAGCCTGTATGGATTCCTCAATTTCTTTGCAATAGTCCGTTTGGTGGACTGTCCCTGTCTGGTTGTTACTGTTTTTCACTTCCAGACCTTCTTGTGTAGATTTGAGCATAACTTATAAAGTCTGTTAGTGGGAAAATGAAAAACGGCTTCCATCTTTCCCGTTGCTCTACACCTACACAGGCAGTGGGCGCATTAACGACACCACACGGGGGTATGAAAGCCGTATATCGGAATAGTCTTACGACACGTATAGACATAAAAAATGCCTAACCGATATGTTGGCAGGCTGGACAACCCACCTGTGTATATGTAGAGCATTGCAAAGGTGGATTATTCTTTTGACACTTGCAAATTTTACCGGGTGAATTTTTGATTTTGAGTGTAATATGTGTTATATAAACACAGTAAGATCGAGCTATTCCTTCATTAACTTATGTAGTTTTTCAAGGCGTTCAATATATTCGGGATATTCTCCAAATACGTCTAAAGCTCGTTCTATAACTCGTTCCTCATTTTCATAATCTTTAGATTTTCTATATAACACCATTAGGCGTTTATATGAATGGTGGGCTGGAAAACCTGTTTCTATATTCTTTTCGTATGTAGAGATTGCTTGTTTTAGCTTGCCGGATTTTTCGTATTCAATACCCTTATTATTGAGTTGAGCCGTTTTATTGAGTATGCGTAGCCTTTCTTTCTCTTCATCCTTTCTCCTTTGAAGTTCCTGTAACGTACCGACTGGCACATTTACATACTTAGCTCCTTGCATTTCATAATTAACTAATTGTATATATGTATCGGTGTCTATTAAATGCCCGTAGCCAAGCAGTTTCTTCAATGATACTTTCTCTGTCATTACTTGGTATTTAGATTACAAATCATCTACTGCATTAAGAGTTTTCTTATGTTCGCTGTTACTTTTTTGGGAATCAAGTTCCATGTCCGTAAATGTGGCAAAAATCCATTTGTCCAGTTTCTCTCCGTAGAAATATAGCTTAACCTTTTTGTTTGGAGAAAACCAAAAGTACTTATCCATATATTGATTGGGTCTATGGCTCCATCTTCCATAAGCTGCCAGAAACACATTCAGCATCTTATATGAGTACTCAGATTTTGCCATCGGGCTTATTGATAAGATTCTGCCATTGTAGGTTTTGATTAAAATCATGGATAATTTTATCTCATCTCCTATTTTTAATAAGGTGGTATCGGTGGCTGAATAGGTGTCATTGCTGCCTTTAACCAGTTCTATTTTATCTGAATACTTCGATATGCTGTCTCCAAGTATAAAATACTTGAATCCGTTTTTCGCTTCAAGGTTTTCTGAGCTTCCAATTTGCGCAACCGCATTTCCTGTTGTCAAAGCTATCAGGCAAAGCACGAATAAAAACTTTCTCATAGATTATTTGTTTTGTTGAGCGGGTACAACGATCGTGTCATTAGGGGTACTTTTGACTACTTCCAGTTTGGCACTTCCGCTGCCTCCTATGGTAAACGTGTATTGATGTTCGGAGAATTTGAGCAGAAAGACAATGGCACACATGATGAGCATAAACGCAAATGCTCCTACGATATTTTGCAATACATTCCAAGAGAACGATTTTACGGTGGTTTTTCCCACAATGCCCATCAACTCCTTTTTATAATCGTTTTCCAAATCTTTCTCTACCTGTTTAATGGTAGACGAAAGCGTATCATCCAAAAAGCCTTGCAAGATGTTGAGGGCTTGCATCTTGTATCGGTTTATATTAGCTTCCATACAGCAAATGTCGTGGAATGGCTGAAAGTCTGCTTCCGTTGGTTCGCTGCCATTGTGCTTTGCCTTAAAGTCCTCAATAAAGTTTATTTTGTCTGCCTTATATAAAGAATAAGCGATATTGCCCACAATATCGCTCTCATCTTCCACCAGTTGCTTGTATATAAAGTTATATTGTCTTGCCATTCCTTACTGCTTTAAATGAACGACTGTAGGATTCTTGCATTCTCCGTACATCTACCTTTTGGGAATATACCACGCCACGATAGCGGGCAGATACTGTTATAGCACCGTCCACAACGGGGGAAGAGCAATCATGCACTCTGCCACGTTTCATTGTCTTTTCATTCGCCCGGATAACCGTTTCTTTAGATATTCTGCACATGATACAAATTTTTAGTCCGCTAAGATAGTTTATTTCTTTCTAAATGTAGGCATCCAGCGTTGCGTTTTTTCAGTTATGATACAATTATGTGTTTTACAAACACACGGATTGTGCATATTACATATACCAAATATCCGCATTGTGTATGTTACAAATGACACATTTACTTGCTTTCTTTAATAAAGTCTTTCAAATCCTTTATCACATCTTCTATGTTGCTGATTTGCGGTTGCGACACCAAAAGATTCAGCTTGTAGCGCAAATCCTGTACCCTATTCATTGAAATGGAGTTGAGAATATAGGTCAGCACCAGCAATCCGCCCGCCAAATCGTGCAACCTGTTTCCTTTCAGTTCCGCTATCGGGCCTTTGCGGATGCGTTTTTGCAGCTTCAAATCGTAGATGTTATGACCATGCGCACACAGGTTGCGTATCACTCGCAACGTACCCATGTAGTTTTCAAACACATCTACGTTCCTTATATTATAATGTAGGGCTATCGCTTCTTTCAGCGTCTGGTCTTTCAGGCTGGAGTACAAGTAGAGAATATCCCCGAATGTCATATACTCCAATGTTTTCCATGCCGGGGCGTATATGTCGTTGATGTACTTGCTATGGTGGTGCTTGATAGCCTCATTCTTGCATATCGTCTTATAGCAATTAGGCAGATAGGCTACAAAGTCACTGCTTACAATCCGTGGATCGGCAAACCATGTGGGATTGTTCTTGTATCTGTTGGAAACCGTGTAAGTGAGGAATGTGCGGAAGTTAACCTCTATCCGATACAGGTAAGGGGCGATGATGCTTCTTATGTCGTGGTCGAAATAATAGAGCGTAACCACATTTTCAAAAGAGGTGTTATCCTTAAACTTATGGTTGCGGTTGTTCTTTGCCGGATAGGTACGCTCGTATGGAAACCAGTAAAAGCCCAATCGGTAATAACCAATATCCAGCAAGATTTCCTTAGCCTTTTCCTCATTGGGAAACTCCATGCCCCTGCTATGGAGCAACTGAATTTGTTCTTCTATTGTTGTTGCGGTTTTCATTCATTTGTCTTTTAATGAAAAAGGGACACCGCAAAGGGCATCCCTAAAGTTCCTTATTATAGTGCAAGGAGTACAGCTTGTGCATTCCGGCACTTTTTACGTTGCAAATATAGATATATTGCCTCAATAAAAAAAGTATTTGGCTCGCAAATTTTGGTTCGTTGGTTGATTATGTGTCCAAGAAACACACCTATTCACCCGGCTCTCCCAAAAACTTCAATATCGCCTCGTGCTGTAGTGGTGTCAGTATGCGTTGCCCTTTCTGGAAACAAAGCTCATCCAGCCGCTCCCTTAACGGGGTGCAAAGGATGATCCACCGCCGGAGTTGCGTTACGGCACTCCGCTTGGTGGAGTTCGGGAAGTATTGGCAGGCGAGTTCGCCCATTCTGATTGCTTTCATACGCTCGTTCTAAGATAAAAAATTACCCTATAGTAAATGTTGCGTTACTATAGGGTAGTCGTTCAATTACTATATAGTAGTTCACTCTTCACTATGCAATGGCTATGTAGTGATTATCCCAACGGGTTCTCTTCATAGTCGGATGAATCATCTTCATCTTCGGAAGTGTTGCCGCTGCTTTCGCTCTTCTTGGGTACTTTCTTGAAAGTAAGGGTGTCAAGGTTTTGCACCTCTCTCAACAATGCGCCCGGTCGGAACTGGATGTTTACTTTGGTGATGCACGCAGGGGTAAACTCCTTTTCGGTTTCTGTGCCCTCGCTGCATATCTGAAACTGGAAGTTGCCGAACTTTTCCAGCTTCACAATCTTGCCGCTTTTCAGGTGGCGTTTCATCTGCTTGATGAGCGCACGAAGCACGTTCAAGATGTCCCCGTCCGTGAGGGTCGTTGCATAACTGATTTCTTCTGCCAGATCGTCCATATCCACTATGCCGCTGGCTTGCATCTTCGCATAATACTTTGGCGGCTCGCTTTGCTTCATAGGGTTCTTCATTGCCGCTACTGAATAATTGATTTCTGCCATTTCTGTAACATTTCACTTGGTTAATACTCTTGTTGTTTCCTATGCCATTGCACACCGCAAAAGTACGGCTGTGCCGACACGCAGAGTTGACGAAATGGCATTTACAGGGTGAATTTACGGAAATATTTTCTGCATACTGAGAAAAACAGGCATTTTAAGGCTAAAAAATCTTCTTTATGTGTTCAACAAACACATATATACAGAATTATTTTCTATATTTGCGCTGTAGAAGTCACATATTAACGGACTATAAATGCAATTCAAGTATGAATAAGAAACTCTTTGAAAAGGTCAAGGACTTGTGTAAGGACACTGGTCTATCGGAGAAGTACCTTAAAGCGATAACCGAAAAATTGGGTGGCAGCATTGAGGATGATTCGACCGATGATGCAGCGATTGAAACGACTGCAAACCTGATAGCTGACGTGGCTACTGAAAGTCAGGGAGAAGCTACCAGATGGGCAAACAAGAAAAAGGATGATTCCAAGAAAGGGAAAAAGGACGGAGAAGATGACGATCCAGACGATAAGGGCGGCAAAGGCTCTGGCGATGATCCCAACAAAAAGGATGATCCTAATGAGAAGCGGATTAAGGCTCTGGAAGAGAAGTTGGCTAAGTATGAGGCTGACGAAAACAAGGCAAAGCGCATGGCGGATATTAACGCTGCTATGGCAAAGCACAAGATTCCGGCTAAGTTCCGTGATCGCTTCGCCAAGTCCATATCCGATGATGAGGATATAGAAGAGGCTGTGGCAAATCTCAAACAAGACTTCATTACGGCAGGTCTTGCGCCTGATGATTCAGAGGGTTCTAAAGCGGCAAGCGAAAAACAGATAGATGAAGCTGCTGATAGCTTGCTGGAATCAATCACTGTTAAATAAAATCGCAATGAAAAGGAAAAAGCACTCATTTACAGGGGAACGCCCGATATTTACGGGTAGTCCCTCTATTGTGCAAGGCGGTTTCAATCTGGATGTCACCAAACAGCGTTTCAATGTTGGTGACACTATCCCGGCTGGAACTCTTGCAATCTACGATGAGCAAACCCGGCTCGTTAGCGTGGTGAAAACCGCTAAGGTGGTGGAGGTAGATAGCGATGATAAGAAGATCGTTCGCTTGCTGGTGGATGAGTTTTTTGCTCCTTGCTTCGCTGTTGGCGATAAGGTGGCTAAGGCTGGTGCTATTTCTGGCACTTTTGCCAGTGCTGTTTCTATCTCCAAGATTGAGGCTAAGAACGAAAAATACATTATCACGCTATCTGGTGAAATCACCGGGCTTGCTAAGGATGATGTACTGGTGGAGGTGGTGGAAAAATCTTCCAATGCCGCTGAAATCGGTGAGGCTAACGCTGTAACTATCTACGATGTGGAGGTAAGCGAGTTTGAAACTGGCATTGATGTGTCGGCAGATACAATGCAATACGCAATGTATGAAAGGCGTGTTCCGCCTATCCCGGCAAGCCAGAAAGACACTACAGGAAAGTTCCTGAAAGCCAATCCGCACGTTAAACTCACTCAATCATTCTAAAGAAAGGAGGATAACGCATGAAATCAATTTATTCAAAATTCAAAGGTCTGTACAAGGATGGTAGACCCATTGACTTTCTGGCAACGTGGCGCAAGGCTTTCGATAAGGCTTCTGAAAGGGAAGTAGCCTTGTTCCAGAAGATGTACTCCGATAACTGGTTTACCTACAATACCCCTCAAATGTCACTGACAGCGGAGGGAATTATGGGCAAGTATCGGTTGCGCTTCATGGCTACGCTGCTTGCTGATGAATCACCTACCCCTCAAAGACGCTCTGACGGCTTCGATATTTGGACTAAGGAGATACCCCGTGTGGGTCACAAGTTCTTTATGCCAGCCCGTACCTATCGCAAGCTGATGGAAGTTTACGAGAATCCCCGTCTTTCGGAGGCTCAAAAGGTTAGGGAGATCGAAAAGACGCTCAAAGCGGATGTGCAGGATGCTTATCTGGGCTGCAAAGATGTCATGGACTTCATTGCGCTTATGGCATTCTCCAACTGGGGTGTTGCACAGTTCAAACCAGCTATCAACAATCCGGGTGGTAGGGAGTTTGAGATCGACTACAACATGGATGAGGCTAACAAGCTCGTTTCGGCTTTCAACTGGACTACGGCAAACACTAAGGCAGGCAAGTTAAGCCCCGTTCTGATGCTTGCTGCCATTTGTGCCGATCTTCGCCAAAGGGGGATTGAGCCGGGCGAAATCCTGATGTCTCAGGATCTCTACTACTGGTTGCGTATGGATCAGACCACACGCTTGCTGGTGCATGGAAACGACAAACAGGCGCAGACCGTCACCAAAACCCAACTTGAAAGCCTTTTTGGTGAAAACGAAATCCCGAACATTACGGTTGTCACCCGTAAGATGGGACAGGACAAGGACGGTAAGCGTGGATCTGTTGAGCCGTGGAATCACAACTTTATCTGTATCAAGCCAGCCGGAGTTATCGGTGAAATCCAGCCGTCTATTGAGGACAGCGAACTCATGGAAGAGGACGATGTGGACTACATGAACGCTGGTAACGGAATCCGTATCGCCAAGTGGCGTACTGGTGAATCCACTGGTCAGGTAGCAGGTGAAGTTACGCAAGGATCTGGACGCTTGCTGCCTATCATTACGGATATTAATGCCATTATCTGTATGCAGGTAAGAGGCATTTCCGAAAAGACGATCCCGGCAGATGCCAACGGAAACGAGCGTATGTATTGCACCAAGCAGGAGTTTGAGGGCATTGATGCTCTTATGGAGGGCTAAACTATGAAACTGGTAGTATTAAAGCCTTTCAGAGATAAGAATGATCACCAGACTATTTACAAGTCTGGCGATCTTCTTACCACAAACGACCTAAGCAGGGTAAACGACCTTGTGAAACGTGGTATGTGTGAGATTACTTCTGTTGATGATGGGAATGATGAAAAGGCTGATGAGAAGAAGCCTGAAACAATCTCATTCCAACAGAAAGAATACGGACTTGATGAGGTGAAAGCAGCACTTGAAGAAATCGGTAATCCAGCCGCCAAGAATGCCGGAGTAAAAGGTGTTTCAAAGAAACTGGATGAACTGACGGAAGAGCAAGCCGCTTCACTCTCTGAAATACTAAACAAGGAGGTCTAAGATGGGTAATTTGACAAAATACGATGCTCTGATCGGTGAGCTTGAACCATATACGCCAAGTCCTCTTGCGCTGAAAAAGGCTCTTGCTGATGCGAATGTGGGCAATTCTGATGCCGAATACAATGCGGAAACGGATAGGAAACCTATTGCCATTGCCGCTATCAAGGTGCTAAAGAAAATGGTTGTCCTCACAAGTGACAGCATGGGCAAATCCTCACAAGGGTACAGCGTGGATGAGCTAAAGAAGCGTATCAAGGTTATTTGCAGTGAAAACGGTCTGGATGCCTCGGAGTTTGTCGAAGTCCCGTCTATCACGGACGGATCTAATATGTGGTAGCCATGAGATATAACGGTACTTTCAAATACAAGGAAATTCAGGATGAGCAAATAGATCCGAATACTGGGTTTATTGTTTCAGAGCCTCAAACGGGCGACTGGATGGACGGTTGCGAGTGCCAGATAGAAACATTCGTGCCAGCCAAACAAAAGATCGGTACAGACGGGCAAATGCACCAGTACACTTACGATGTACTTATACCAAAGTGCTTCAAAGGAAATCTGGATATTGCAACGCCAGTACAGATCACAAGTGAGGATGGCAAGGTGGCAGTTTTCGAGATTCAAGGCGTGGATAATCTTAACAGAAGATACATTGAGATATGGGGATAGCTCCGACTAACAATCATAGCAGTGTCATTTCAAAGGCGGTGGCAGCGTTTCAAGTAAGACTTGAAAACGCCACACTATACCTATTGAAGTTTCTTGGCGAAAGCCTTGTGAAGTACGCTAAGGAGAAACACAGCTATACAGACAGGACGGGCAACCTCACAAACTCTATATCCTATGCGATAGTGCGTAAAAAGAAACTGGAATACTTTAGTGGGGAAAACCAGCCTAACAATGAGGGAGCTAAAGCAAGCCTTAATGTGGCTATGCAGATGGCTAACAGCTTGCCGGACGCTTTCTCTCTCATTATAGTAGCCGGGATGAATTACGCAGCTTACGTTGAGGCTAAGGGTTACAATGTCATTCTTCCGGCAGAACTGAAAGCCAAAAAGGATTTTCCAGCCGCAATGAATCAACTTATGGCAAAAGCCAAATCAAAGGCAAATGAATTGTTCGGAGGTGTGTTATGATTACAACGGAAGAGATAGCGGTACGGGTATATCAAATGCTTATGGAAAGTGAAGTGAAAACCATGATTACAGGCAGCATTGACTATGAACGTAACGACTACAGCAAAGAAGATGTGATTATAGTCCCTCATGCAATAGACGGTGAGGAATCCGTGCGTTACGGGCAAATCAACGTAAACATTCATGTGCCGGATAAGGTGAAGAAGCGTACAAATCCACCCGTGTACAGAATAGACTACCAGAGGCTGATAGACATAAGGAAAAAGGTTATTGCAGTCTTGCAGAACCACTACGAGATAGGAAGCGGTTATAACTGGAATATCGGTTTGATCAATCCTCCTATCAAAGAGCCAGACCATAACGAACACTTTGTTTCTATCGCTTTGGAGATAACAGTTAGAGAAAAGAAAATGAACCAATAAATTTTACGACTATGCCAGTATTATCAACAATGGGATTGAAGAAGATCTATGTTGCCGATGCAGAAGCTGACGGTACTATGCCAGCAAAAGGCTCTGAATGGAAAGATCTTGGCGATGTGTATCAAGACACTTGCCAGCTTACCGATTCTGACCCTGAAACAACGGTACATAAGTCAGAAACTTCAAGCAAGAAGATTACACAGGTAGGCGAAACTGAAACCACATTGGCACTTTCGCTGATGGATCCAGATCTGGATTTGCTTTCACGCTATTTTGGCGGAACTGTAGAGGGGGAAACTCCTAACCGTACGTGGGTAAGACCTAAGAAACTGCCTTATAAGGAATTTGCCATTTGGCAGCAGCCGGAAGAGGGCTTGTTTATCGGTTGCCCGAATGTGAGGATCATTCCGAAGTTCGAGATTACCTACTCTTCAACGGGTATCTGTCTTGTGCCGCTCACGATCCAGTATCAAGCCGAGTTGCAAATTGATGAGGCTATGACCGATCCGACTAAAGCGTAATCCTGATGCTTTTATGTAACAGGAAAGCCTCCTGCAAGCAACGTAGGGGGCTTTCTTTTTAACAGCAATATCTATGGAAGAAAAGCCAAAAGAACTGACAAGAGAACAACAGCTTGAAATAGAAGAGCAAGCGATACAGGCACTTCTGGATATGGGGGTGAAATTCTCCGTGCCTTTGAAGATTAACCCGGTGAAGCCCCCAAAGTGGGTACGTTGGTGGAACAAGCATTTCCCTAACCATGTCAAGGTATGGCATGACAGGCGGATTCCTAAAGACTGGAATGTGTCAGTAATGGAAATGCCGGACACGGATAAGGGGAAGATGGTAGAAGTATATATGCGCCAGTTCCATGTGAAGCCTCTGTATCTGGGTACTATTGACTATTTGAGGAAACTGTACCTACAAATAGAACTCAATGAGGAAAAGATACAGGAACAACCCACGCAAGAGGCAAAGAAGTATTTCAAGTACATTTCACTCATGGCAGAGATAGCCGCAGTTGCAGTAATCAACAACGGCTCAATCGCTAATCCAGTAAACAAACAGACAAAGGTACTCCGTGATTTCTTCATTGAGCATCTGACTGTACCACGTTTGAAGCAACTTGCCGATGTGATAAGCCAGATGATGAATGCCGGGGGTTTTACATCCTCTATCATATCAATCAAGGAAGTAGGGAAAACGAAACCGAAGAGCAGAGCGGATATGATAGAGTAACCGGGCTAAACAGCCCGTGGGGTAATCGTGCGGAATTGCTGAAAATGTTCGGCTGGAGTTATGATTACTTGCTCTGGGGTATCTCTTGGATGAATGTAGAGCTGATGATGGCGGATATGGCAAGGACAAAGCCGATTCCGAAAACAGAAACGGATGAGAACGGATTACCGAAGCCAAAAACAGGAGAAAAGGTTATCCGTAGAGAACTCAAAACGAAAGAAGATATTAAGAACTATGTCAAAGGTTTAATTTAGTATGGAAAATATAGGTGGAGCATTAGCATTCAAAGCCACTCTTGATATAGATGATTTCAAAGTGTCAAGCGAAGCGATGGGGCGGTATATCAAAAACGCCTCTGATAATGCCGTGCTGGAAGCAAACCGCATGGAGCAATCGTTTCTGACCTTTGCGCAAAACGGGGCAAGGTATATCGTTTCCTACCTTGTTGGGCAAGGAATGATGAGCCTTGTTCAGAGCATTGTGCAAGTGCGTGGGCAGTTCCAGCAACTTGAACTGGCTTTCAATACCATGTTGAGAAGCACCGAAAAATCACAGGTGCTTATGTCGCAACTGGTAGATACAGCCGCTAAAACTCCGTTTGACCTTACCAGCATAGCGCAAGGAGCAAAACAGATGCTTGCTTTCGGATCAAATGTGGGAAGCGTGGTAGATGAGATCGTGATGCTTGGAAACGTGGCTTCTGGTGTGAGTGCGCCACTTGGTGATCTTATCTATCTGTATGGCACATTGAGATCGCAAGGCAGGGCATACACGGTGGATATTCGCCAGTTTGCCGGGCGTGGTATTCCTATCTATGAAGAGTTGGGCAAGGTGCTTAACGCAGACAGGCAAGAACTGAACAAGCTGGTAACGGAGGGAAAAGTTGGATTCCCGGAAGTTGAAAAGGCATTTAAGAACATGACCAGTGAGGGCGGTATTTATTTCAACCTCATGCAAGAGCAAAGTAAGTCGCTTACTGGTATGCTTTCCAACTTGGGCGATGCTTGGGATAGTGCGCTCAACAAGATCGGACAGGATAATCAGGATTTGTTCACTGGGGCTATTCAGGGTGCGATAGACCTTGTGGAGAATATGGATCAGATTATCCGTATCGTACAGGCTGTTACCATTGCTTACGGAAGCTATAAAGCGGCAATCGTGCTGAATACCCTTGCAACAAAGGGCTACACGGGTGTTGCCATGATAGACAATACCGTTAAGCAGGCAAAGATCGCTCTACTGAAAGCGGAAGCCAACATAACGGGACAAACAGCAGCCCAAACAAAGGCTATGACAGCCGCACAACAGGCTCATGTTGCCGCCTTGCAAAAGGAACTTACAGCGGAAGAGCAAGCCAATCTGGTAAAGAAACTCCGCATTGCCACCATACAGCAGTTATTGACAGCCCAACAGCAGGAATACTTATCAAACCTTAACCTTACCACTTCCTCTGCCAATTATGAGGCAGTGGCTACCTCTGTATTGACGGTTGAGCAAAGGGAGGCACTTAGCAAAACCGACCTATCGGCTAAGAGTGCCGTATATCGTGCCGCTCTGGAGCAAGAAGTGGCAGCGAAGCAAAGAAACAATGCCGCCACTCTGGAGGCTATGCGTACCGATGTCAAGGCAGCAGCACAAAAAGTGGAATCCGCCAAACAAACGGCTGTTTCTGCCATGCAAGCAACCGAAATGGCACGGTATGAACTGTATTGGGCAAGGCAAGCCGGGGATGCAACAAGGATCGCCACGGCTGAAAAGAAACTGGAGGCAGCGCAAGACAACCAGAGTGCCGCCAGAAAAGCCGCCTTAGCCGCTCAAACAGATTTATACACTAAACGGAAGCAGTTGGAAGCAGCTGCAATTCAGCAATCACGGATAGCCTCATCCGTTGATACAGCAGCAAAGGCAGCACAAGCTACCACTACCAATGTTCTAACATTAGCGACAAGCAAACTTACAGCCTCATTTAAGGCATTGTGGCTGTCAATGAAAGCAAATCCTATTACATGGGTTGTATCATTGGTTGGAATGGCTTTCAGTGCGATTTCTATGCTTTCTTCAAAGACTAAAGAACTGGAGGAAGATACGGTAAGTTTGACTAATTCAACCAAACGGGCTACAGAGCGATTCAGTGAAGAAGCTGGAAAAGTTGAGGCTTTAGAGAAAATTATCAGAAATAGTAATGTTGCATACGATGAGCGCAACAAGGCTTTGAATGAACTGAAACAGATTATACCCGGATATAATGCAGAATTGACAAAAGAGGGTACTATTATCAATGACAATGCCGATGCAATCCAGCGGTACTTGAGCTTGTTAGAAAAACAAATCAGGATGAAAGCGGCACAAGAGGAACTGGAAGCAGCTTATAGGGAAAAGAGGCTCAAAGAAAAAGAGATCATCCAAAAACAAGCAGCCTATGATGAAGCGAGTGCCAACGTTCCAGATGTAGCCTATGGCGATGCTGGAGCACAATATCAGATGTATGCTTTGAGGCAAGCAGGGAAAGCAGAAAGGCAACTAAAACAGGCTCAAAAGGAACTCACAGACATAAACAAGACTATTGAAGCGTTGAACCAAGAGATCAGCGACACTTCAGGGGAAATAGACAAATCTTCCGAGAGTGCAAAAACTTATTCAGAGCAGATAGCAGACACGAGAACACAAATTGCCACGCTTACAAAAGAGTTGGAAGATTTGCGATCTGGAAAAGTTGTCAAAGACAATTTAGCAGGAGAGATAGATGCCAAAATAAAAGAACTCAATACGGCAAAAAAGAATCTCGAATTGCTTACTGGTATTACAAGCTCTGGGAATAGCAGTAACAGCGCAAATCAGTTATCACAGAAAGAACTGGAGGCACAACGTGAATTGGAAGAGGCACGTATCTCTATCATGGAAGATGGCTATGAGAAACGTAAAGCCATTCTGGACTTACAGCACAAAGAGAATCTGGATCGCATAGACAGAGAGGAAAGAGAACTGGAGAAAGCACGTAAAGCAGCCGGAAAAGGTGGATTGACTGCAACGGAGCAAGCCGGATTCGATGAGAGAAGAAGCATTGAGAATACCAGTTATCAGAGAGAGCAAAATAAGTTGTTTGATGGTGAAATAGCCTACAAAAAACAGCAGTATGAGTTGTATTTCCGCTGGGTGCGTAATCTGGGCGAAGATGTGGCGAACACACAGTTCGCAAACTTACTGAAAGGCGGTGCTTCATTCAAACAATATCTGGAAAACCAGATAGCAGAAATGAACCAGAAGAAAGAAGCCGGAACACTGACAGAGGGCGAGGGAAACCACCTTATTTCCCTGAATATGCAATATGATGAGATAACGGGCGCAAAGTCCGCAATGGATCTTTTCAAGGAAAGTGTGACGGAAGCAATATCGCAAGCAAGCACACTTGCAGAGAGAGTGCAAGCCATAGCCGATGCCAAAGAAAGACTTGTAAGCGGAAGTACAGGGCTGGTAGGTGAAGATGAGAAAGCGGAAGCAAGCCTATTCATATCGGAGAAGCAGGCGGAAGCGGATAAAGAAATTCAGGATAAGATACTGAACAACTACAGAAGTTATGAGGAACAAAAGAAAGCCATTCAGGATGAATATGCGATGTTGCGATCACAAGCCATTGCACAAAACAATGAAGAGATCCTGAAGAAGTTGAATGAGGGCGAGAATGAGGCACTTTCCGCCTTAAATGCTTCATTCCTCATGCAGAGCGAAAGTTGGCGCAATCTGTTTACGGATCTTGATGCTTTGACAGTGGAGCAAATAGATAAGTTGGTAAGAGATATTCAAAGTAAGATGAATACCTCTGATATGAATCTAAATCCAGCGGATATGAAAGCCGTATTGGATAGGTTGGATGAGGCTAAACAAAAGATCCTTGATGTAAATCCGTTCAAATCATTAGGGAATGCAATAAAATCTGTTTTTGGAACGGCTGAACAAAAATCCAAGCATTCCAGCGGTAATATAAAAACGGATTGGAAGAATTTAGCATCTGCCACCGAGGGGTGTTTCAACTTCGTTAATGATGCAATAGACAGTTGCGATGTATTGGGTGATTTACTTGGTGAAACTGGCAAATCCACTATCCAGATGATACAGGGTGTTGCCACCGCTGGTATCGCCATGTCAGCAGCCATAGCAACGGCTGAAAAAGGCTCTGTTATCCTTGCCGCCATATCCATTGCTTTACAGGCTATCCAGTGGATTGCCGGACTGTTTAACAATGATGATGAACTGGAGGAAAGGATTCAGAATATCCAGATGGATGTTGATAAGCTATCCAATGCCTTTGACAGACTGCAACACTCATACGATCAGACTTTCTGGGTGTACAGTGAAGAGGAAAGGACGGCACACCAACAGAGGGTGCAAGCCATAGAGGATGAGATAGCGGCACTGGAACAACAGAAGATTGTAGCAAGACAAAGTTGGGACTTAGTTAGATACGCTCAACTGACAAAGCAGATCAAGGAACTCAAAAATGCTCTGGAGAAAGAACAAAACAGCGGAGATATGTTTGAGATCTACGAGTTGCAGAAACAGAATCTCCGGGAACAACAGGAGCTTATCAAGCAGCAGATACAGGCGGAAAAAGACAAAAAAGACACCGACAACAACAAGATAGCAGAATGGGAAGAAGCCATTAAGGACATTGACACACAGATTGAGGATCTGGAGCGAAATATGCTTGAAACGCTTGCCGGAACAGATGTTCAAAGTGCCATTGATGATTTTGCCGATGCGCTTGTAGATGCCTATTGTCAAGGTGAAGATGCAGCAAAGGCATTGGGAGAAGTGACAAAAGAAACGCTGAAAAATGCGGTTGTAGAAGCATTGAAACGCCAGTTCCTTGCAAAAGCCATTAATGATGCCGTTCTGTATCTTGGAGAAGCCATGCAGGATAATGTGCTTTCTGACTATGAAAAGAAACGGTTTGAGGAAATGGTGAAGCTGGGAGCGGATAAATTCAATATGGCTTTGGAGGGTGTAGGTGACTGGATCAAGGATCAGACAGATGAAGAAGAGGAATCCGATCCCCTTACTGGTGCTGTTACTTCCATGAGCGAGGAAACAGGAGGTGTGATTGCCGGGCGTTTGAATGCCTTTGTAATCAACCAGAGCGATCAGATAGCGATTATGAGGCAATATCTTATTTATCAAATAGAAATAGCGGAAAACACACGTTATTGTAGAAGACTTGATGAAATTGCTGATTCGTTAAAGAGAATAGAAAACAAAGATAATTCATTACTATCACAAGGAATATCGTAATATGGAACTGGTACACCAAATCAAACAGGATGGAATAGCAAAGGGATTGTGCCGTTTGTGGCAAATGAAGCTCAAACCGGGTTTGGGCGTGGATTCCCTTGCTGAATTGTATATACGAGGGATAGACTTCTGTATAAAGAATGATTATCCAACACTTGACTTCCTACGCACGAACTTCAAAGGGAAGTGTGAGGATTACGGTGTGTATGTGGATGATGAAGTTGTGGAGAAAAACAGGAAAGATGTAGTGTTGAACGGGGGCTGCAAAGCGATGTTGGAGTATGACGGGTTTGCTGTTTCAAACATCTATATCCGGCACAACTCCAAAGCCTCTGTGAATGTTGGCGATCATGCTATTGTAACCATTGACATATTCGATAACTCATACCTTGCTATCGCTGTGGCTGGCGGTGATGCGGAGGTACTGGTTAATGTGTACGGTAATGCAACCGTTGAAACAGTTGGTGGAAAGGTAAAAATAATACGAACAAATAAAAATACTTATTGATATGATAGACAATAATTTAATCCTCTATTTGCCATTTGACGATCCAGACGGCAGTAAAGCATACGATTTTTCATTAAGCAGGGCTGATGCAACGCTTTCTGATGGTGCTACATTCTCCAAAATAGCGAAGAGCGGAAAATCTTTGTCTATGAATGGTGCTGGTGAGTGCCAGACAGAAAAGGCTATCCCTTTCAGTGGCGATTTCACATTGTCTTGCTATGTGTACCCGGCAACAAGCAAACTTGGCTGGCTCTTGAACTTTGACGGTGTGGATAATTATCTGGAGCAATGGGTGAACGTAATGCCTAAGAACTGGTATTTCTTTGCCTTTGTGAAGTCCGGCAACACTTTCGAGGTTTACCAGAACACAAGCCGTATATTCAAAGAAACCATATCCGGCACTCCGAAAGGTCTATCATTGAATGATGAAAGCCTTAACGGTACTCAATCACTCATTGATGAGTTGCGTTTATTCAATGTGGCAAAGACACCTACGGAGGTAATGAAGCTACAGGCAAATACAGATGTGGAATACTACATAGACGGAAAGAACATGAAAGACTTTGGCGTGTATGTTTCCGCTTCTTCCGGGCTTCTTGGCAGACTGGAAAGGAAAGAAAGTTTGGAAGTGGATTGGGATAACTATCACGGAAAGGTTATTGACTTGAAGCGACCACGGTACAAGGAGCGCACGATCACGCTTGATTGCTTTATAGAGGCTTCCAGCAGATCGGAGTTTGTAAACTGGGTTAATCTCTTCATGGAACAATTCGACAAGGAGGGTACAGTGCGCCTGAAATGCGAGTATGACGGAAAAGCAAAACCGTTGGTATATGAAGTGTATGTACCTGATGATGTAGATGTGGATAAGACTTGGGGAACTTACAACAACGATATTATGGTTGGTACATTCTCGTTGAAGCTGGTTGAATGTGAGCCAGTGAAGAGGGTTTTACGGCATATTGGGAATGCCAACAGCAAAGCAACCATAACCGTTACAAGCACAAAGTTCCTTAACGTGTATTGGGGTGATGGAAGCCATACATTTAATGTGCATGGGACGGATGTTGCTTTGGAACATACCTACGAAGAAGCCGGGGAATATGACATTATTGTTAGCGGTGTAATTGAGGATATAGAGGAATTTTCCACTAATGCGATCGTAATATGGGAGAAATTGAAGTAATCAAGCGCAAAGGGGGTACTATACAGCTATTCAGCAGAGATCCTTTCTGTACCGTAAAATCGGCAACGCAGAACATATCTTTGATGGGGGATGATAACATACAGTTGTCTATTATCTCCACTGAATTGCTTGACTTCGAGAAAGGCGATAAGATCATAGTGTGCGGTGAAGAATACACGATCCGCACACGTGCCACCCGTGAAATGAAAACGGATAGATACTACCAGTATGATGCAGTATTCTATGGCGTGATGTATGAACTGATGAAAACCCAATACAGGAATACAGACGAAAGCGGAAAATCTACTTCCATGACTTTTGATCTTACCTATTCCATTCGGGATTTTGTCAAGGTGATCATATACAACATGAACCGTGACTATCCGGGATTATGGGCTTTTGATGAAGCGAATTGCCCGGACACAGAGCCACGCACAATATCATTCTCAAAGCAGAACTGCCTACAGGTTTTGCAATCGCTATGTAGCGATAATAATTTCAAGCTGGAGTTCCGTATCACCCAAAACAACGGTGTGCGCACGATCCATATCGGAAAGTTCGGGACAAAGGTAGTGCCACCTAACGGAAGCGATTATTTCGAGTGGGGGAAAGGTGGTGGACTGTTCACTCTGAAAGATCAAAAGGTGGATGATAAAGCCATTATCACCCGTCTTTGGGTGGAGGGTGGAACTACCAACATACGAAGTGACTACAGGAACTATTCAGAACGCTTGCAACTTCCATACCCTAAGCGTATGAATAAGAATGAGCATACGTTGGCTGACGGTACGGTTATCCCGGCAAACAGTGAAATGATAGGCATTGATGATGATAATAAGCGTTATATTGAGGATGCGGAACTGGCACAGGAAATAGGGAGTGAAGAGGATGGCGCACAATATGATGATATATATCCGAAGCGTACAGGAGTGGTAACGGCTATTGTGGAGGATGATATAAACTCATTCGTTGATGATACTATGGACTTCGACCTTAACGAAAAGGACGATAACGGTACGAAGTATCTTATCAATGGAGTTACGGCAAAGATCACTTTCATTACTGGTAGGCTTGCCGGGCAACAGTTTGAGGTTAAGGCTGATGGTGGATATGATCACGCTAAAAAGCAATTCACCCTAATACCTTTCACAGATAAACGAGGGCTTACAATACCAACTACTGATAGCGAGGCTTTCCGTGTTGAGGTTGGAAATACCTACAAGATCACGGATATAAATCTGCCAAAGTCCTATGAGGATAATGCAGAAGAAGATCTGTGGTATGCCGGGTATGATGATTTCAAGCCACGTACACAGTCCAGAGTGCAGTATGCTCTGACCTTTGACCGTTCCTATTTTCTGGAAAACTTGCCGGATGATAGCGAAACCAGCGTCTTTAAGGTTGGGGACTATGTGCCAGTAAAAGATGTGCGTTTCGGTGTGGAGAAGAGCATAAGAATCCAGAAGATAAGCCGTAACTTACTTGTGGATCACGATTACAGCCTTACCCTATCCGACACTACCACCATATCCATAAGCCAACAGACGGTTATAGATGTGATTGAGCATAACAAGATCATAGAAGCAAACCGACTGAAAGATTTGAGCAAGGCACGCAGGGGATGGCGTACAACAGAAGAGCTAAGGAATATGGTGTATGACACAGACGGGTATTTTGATCCAGAAAACATACGACCTAATTCTATTGACACCAATATGCTTACCGTTGGATCGAAGAGCCAGCAGTTTGTTCTGATCGGTGTGGTGATGCAAGCCAATGTAAACGGTAATGCCAACAGGTTTGATGCTTCTTCCGGCATATTGGCACACTTGACAATAGATGAAACCACCATTAAGCAATGGAATTTGAGCGAATTGAGCGTTACGCTATCCGAACAGGGCGGTTACTATGTGTTTGCCAAATGTAGCAAGACTGGATCGAATGGCGTGTTTGTCGTTACGCAGACACCATACAAGTTTGAGCCTACAGAAGATCCAAACAACTACTATTTCCAGATAGGTATCATAAGCTCATTATATCCTGATGATAATTTCCGTGACTTCGTAACCACTTATGGATTTACCAGAATCAACGGAAAGACTATCACCACTGGAGCGATTGTTACCAGTGACGGTGAGTGTTATTTGGATTTGGACGGAAACAAATTCAGAATCGGTGATGCAACAAGCTCTATTGACTGGAATGTGACGGCATTAAAACAACTTACCTTGCATAATGTACGCCTATTAAGCGATTCTGGCGATGTGTCGTTTATCGGTGTGTATCGTGGAGATTACAACGAGGAATATGTGTACTATACAGGCGATGAGGTTAGCTATAGCAACGGTGCGGAAACTTGCACATACAGGTACATTTATCCTACTCCAGCAAAGGGGATTACACCAACCAATACGACTTATTGGAAAGTAGTAGCAAAAGGGCAGCAAGGACAGAAAGGCGATGATGGTTTACCCGGTGAAGATGGGCTACCCGGAAAGAGTTACTACACATGGATTCGTTATGCTGATGATGTAAACGGTACTGGCATTTCTGATAATCCTACAGGAAAAGGCTTCATAGGTTTTGCATACAACAAGGAAACTCCGACTGAAAGCAACGATCCAAAGGATTATAAATGGTCTGACATAATGGGTAAAGATGGCGTTCCGGGTGAGCCGGGCGAAGATGGAAAAACGCTTTATACATGGATTGCCTATTCTGACAATGCAGACGGTAATCCTATGTACCAGCAGCCCAAAGATACCACCATGTACATAGGTATTGCTACAAATAAAGAAACGGCTACAGAAAGCGATGATCCGAAAGATTATGTTTGGAGTAAATTTAAGGGTGACGATGGTTTGCCGGGCGTTCCGGGTGCTGATGGAAAGACAAGCTATTTCCATATCAAATACTCTTCCGTACAGAATCCAACCAGTGCCTCACAAATGACGGAAACACCGTCTGATTACATAGGTACTTATGTGGACTATACGCAAGCTGATAGCAACGATCCGAAAAAATACACATGGGCAAGATTCAAGGGCTTCAATGGTGAGGACGGATTGCCGGGCATAAATGGTGAGGATGGAAAGACTTCCTATCTGCATATCAAATATAGCGATAACGGGGGATTGTCGTTCACTGCAAACAACGGTGAAGAGCCGGGCGCATACATTGGGCAATATGTGGACTTCATACAGAAAGACAGCGACAACCCCACTGATTACACTTGGAGTTTGATTAAGGGTGAAAGTGGTGCGGCTGGTAGCGATGCAACCACTGGAGAATACTATGAATACAGGTATGCCAAAAACGGATCTACCGTTTCACCTCCGGCTCTGGATGCTGATGCTGAAAATCCGGCTGGGTGGAGTACAGAAATACCGTCTGTAGGCACTTTGGAATACGTGTGGTGTACGATGGCTAAGAAATCAGGACTATCGGACAAACTTGCATTGTACATACCTGTAAACAGCGGAGAAACTACCACGCTGAATGATAGTGTTGATGGCTTGAAAGCCACATTATCAAATGGTGCTTCCGTAATTCAAGACGGTAGCAGGTATGCAATGAATCTAAGTCAGGACGGGGAATGCAAGATACCTTATGATCTGCCTTTCGGTCAAAGTTTCACCTTGTGCTTCTGGATGAAAACGGATCAGACGCTTATAAGGTGGATGCTGAACGGATATAATGGCAGGGAGTATGTGGAGAAAAGCCTGAACGTATCAAAAAACACTTGGTTTCATGTTGCCTTGCGTTTCAATGACAGGACGGTTTCTGTATTCATCAATGGATCGCTTGCGCAGACAGGCAGCATAAATGAAGAGGTAGTAGGATTTTCCATTTATGACGATAATATGTTTGGATCTTCCGTCTATTATGATGATGTGAAGATCTACAACGGTGCTTTGTCAGCAACAGACATAGGCAAAGTAAAAAGCGGAGAGAGCGACAAACTGATACAGAACTGGTGTACACCTTTCCGTATCAATCCTTACGATGGAAAAGACGGAAAGGATGGTGTAGGGGTAAATTCTGTTGATGTGGAATATGCTAAAAGCACTTCCAACAAGACAGCACCAACAAGCGGATGGCAAACTACCGCTCCTACATGGGAAGATGGGAAATATATTTGGTCAAGAACAAAAACCGTGCTTACTGATGGATCTACTGAATATACTAAGGCTGTTTGTATCACTGGCGGAAAGGGAGCTACAGGATCTACTGGCGTGGGTGTGAAATCCATAGTGGAACAATACTACCTATCCAGCAGCCCTACTTCGCAATCTGGCGGATCGTGGAGTACCAACAGACCTACTTGGAAAGATGGTTGGTATATATGGACAAGATCAGTTATAACTTATACAAACGGAACTTCAACCACAACTTCGCCTATATGTGTTACAGGTGGAAAGGGTGAAACTGGTGATAAAGGAGATAAAGGCGACAAGGGAGATAGCCCGGTAATGGTTTACCGTGGTGATTACAGCAGTTCAAAAACCTATTATGGGAATAAAAACAGATTGGATGCAGTAAAATACAACAACCAATACTATATTGCCCGTATAGATGCTGATACATTCTCAAATGTAGTGCCAACAAATACAAGCAAGTGGAATCCATTTGGAGCGCAATTTGAAAGCATAGCTACAAACCTTTTACTCGCAGAGGGAGCAAGTATTGGCGACTGGTTTATACAAGGGGGAAAGATTGTATCAACACTCGGATCAGGCAACAAGATTACTTTGGATGCTTCAATGGCTCGCATACTGATTGAATCAAGTAGATCTGGTGGAGACTATTCAGAGGCAACAACGCAAGGATCTAAGATCACGATTGATGCAAATAACGGAACTGTTGAAGCAAGAAGTAAAAGCAACACATCACGTGTAGCCTATATGTCTCCTACTGGAATATTTTGCAACAATGCAGAAACACAAGCAGTTGCACTATCTACAGGAATAACAAGAAAGGCAGCTATAGTTGGTATTGGATATGGAAATGTCAGCTCAAATGTATGGGATAATGAAAATATGCTCGCTGGTATATATGGTTATGCCTCTAATAGTGGTAATGCACCAGAATACGGTGGATATTTTCAAAAACTAATGGCGGCAGGTCTTTTCCTTAGCACTAAAATTATTGATGATAATGATGGAACAACCTACTTATCTGAAACTACATCGCTCGTTATAGGATATTCAAGTAGTGATAAAAGTGTTTATTTACCTAATGATGGTGTAATAGGCAGGATCATATTTTTCAAACAATGGTGGACTGGCTCTATGACTATACGGGCAAAAAGCGGTCAGAAATTGTATGATGACAACACACCAAACAATTATCATAAAGTTCTTTGTGGAAGAATGGCTATAGCTATATTTACTGTTGGATATATTAATGGGGTAAAAACCTCGGCATGGCTAATCAATCAATTACCAGATTTAATACAAGAATAATGAAATATGGAAGAGTACGGTTACATAAATGAAGATGGATATTTGGTTTCAAAGATATTAGAGCCTCACGAAATCATGTATAAGGATGAGGACGGCAATTTGAAATCCAAAACGGTTACTATTGCGGAACAGCTTGCAGAAATGGGCGATAAGTGGAAGCCTGTTGAGCTTGTTGATGATGAGAAGATGGATTCTGGAGATCCATATTATACCATTCAAATAATTCCTTATGATGCTGGAGATAGAATATCATACAAGTATGAGAAAGTTCCAGATAACGCATACTTGAAAACGGTAATAGACGGACTAAAGAAACAACTAAGAGATGATGATTACAAGGTAATAAAATGCTATGAGTTTTCTTTGGTTGGTGAGGAAATGCCTTATGATATAGTGTCGTTGAACAGCAAGAGGCAAGCGATAAGAGATCAGATAAACGAACTTGAAGCAAAACAAGTTAAACTTAATAGCTTATGAACTGGCTGAAAGAAAGCAACAGGACAAAGCATTTGGTGTATGCTATACCATGTGCGTTTTTGCTGACGATTCTGTTTGTGGCAGGATTGGCGGCTGGTATGGAGTTTAAGGATCGTGCCTACGGTGGCAAATGGGACTGGCTGGATCTCATTGCCACGCTGTTAGGCGGCTTGGTAGGTCAAATCTTGCAAGCCTTAGTAATCTATCTTATATGGAAAGGAGGTGTATAATGGTTTGAGGGCATATTTTTTCGTCTAAAAGTGTGTTTGAGGAACACATAAATAAGTATATTTGCAGTTAGAAATTAACTTGGTGAATTATGGATAATGATATGTACAGCCTTAGAGTGTTAGCCAAAGGGCAAGTATCGGATCTTAGCAAGGGATTCAATCTTGGCGGCAAGCCGTTTTCGGTCTATGTGCGTAGCAAGAGCGCAACGGAAATGGCTACCGATACGCTTCTGAATTGCAAGCTGATCTGTGACAACTCATTTGGCAACATTCCAGTGCCAGTTGGCGACTGGACACCAGCGGCTATAGTGGCGATTGCTCCAAACGCTATAGACTTGCAGAAGTATGAGATTTATTGGGGCGCAGGTGAAATAATTAGAAAAAACTGACATGGGACTTTTGTTAGGTAGCGGAAATACAAAACCGCAATATCCGTATGATATGTGGTACGGAATACAGGGAGATTTTACAAGCCGGGATTACAAACTCACAAGGGTAGGTAATCTGGACTTGCACAAGACACTTCCAATACAGGCGAAGCTGAAAAGGTTTGTTGAAAACCCGGACGGCTCTGTGAAATACTACTTGCATCCGAATGACAGCCGGAAGAAAGATAGTGGTGCTGCTGCTATCATTGACAGTACGGACGGTAATGTGATGCTCGAAAAGCCGGAGTATTATTTCAGGTTTGAGATTGAGGGTACAAAGTGGATTCGTGCCTATTCTGAATATCCATTGCCGGGATTCATCAAGATGGAGCGCAAGACGGTTTCCCCGTGGTTTGCCACTATCAAGATTGATACGAATGAAGCTGTTTCCGGCTGTTTCCTCACTTGGGATGGTGACAATATCGCCCGTGATGCAAGCGGATTCGTAAAGCTCACTTCCAACGCTGCCAACTACAGGGGTGGTTCTGGTGCTGGTGATGCTGCCAAAGATGGTACATACAACTCACAGCTTGGAATGGCTCGCACTTCCATTTCAAAGGCTACAGCCCGTGCCGCTTGCAAGAACGGTACTCATTTGGGCGTTTACCGTGTGTACAATGAAATTGCATGGTTGCAAAGACTGGAGTATGCTTCTTTGCATTGTCAGGATGCCTACAATGAAGCCTTAACATCGGAAGGCTATCATCAAGGAGGACTTAGCAACGGTACGGCTGTGAATGGTACAGAGTGGAACACGTGGGGAGGTTATAAGCCTTTTATCCCGTGCGGTGTTACTGCAACTCTTGGTAACAACACTGGCAGGGTCGCTTATGTAATCAAGGGATGGACTGGTGGCGACAAGACGGTACAGGTAACTTCTTACCGTGGATTGGAGTGCCCGTTTGAATACTTGTGGCATTTGGCAGATGATGTGCTTATCTGGCACAAGTCGGATGTTTCTATTGCGTATGTATGTGAAGATCCGACAAAGTTCACTTCACACTCTGATAGTGCTGCTACCGTTCCAGATGGATATGAGGCTATCACAGAGCTTCCACGCACGGAGGGTTATATCTTGCAATTCGCACATTCAAGCAAAGGATATGCTTTCCCTGAAACAGTAGGTGGTGCTTCAAATGCTGGCGGCTGTGACTACTTCTATACTCCTACAGGTGGTAGCGGCTGGTCTGCTGTAGGCTGGTATGGTGCTCTGTTCGGTGGTGCTGCGCATTATGGGGCGGGTGCGGGCTTCGGGTCTCTGAGTGCGCTTTATCGTTCCTCGTCCTCGGCTGCGTACATTGGTTTCCGCTTGTGCCGTTTTTGACGGACTGCAAAGCGGCGGTACACGGGGGCTTTTTTGTGAACGTGAATTGACATGAAAATAAAAAGGTTGATGGTGATAGGTGGTGCTCTGTTCGGTGGTAATGCGAATAATGGGGCGAATGCGGGCTTCGGTTATCTGAATGCGAATAATCGTTCCTCGAACTCGAATGCGAACATTGGTTTCCGCTTTTACCGTGGTTTCAACTTTATAAGATATAACTGTGATCACCATGACCTTACCACACAGGGGCTATCGGCACTGCTGGTAGCTGGTAAAAAAGTACGAATTAAAACGGTGTTAGTAAGTAATTGAACGCTCCGATTTAGACCAACGGCACAATGGGCTTGATAAAAACAGAATACGGCTTATGCTATAGTAGCGATACGATGTTTAATGATTATCGTGATATGGAGGATTGCGGATATTATATTGGCGATACTGGAAAGCTATATGCTTCACAAAGTAAGAAGCTAAAGAATATCTATCACCTTATATACGAATCTGAAAACCTCGTTATGGCGCAATATAATGCACAGAAAGGAAAGGGCGATCGTACAGAGATACGCAAATTCAATGACAACATTATAGAGCGTCTTACGCTCTTGTATGAGCAATTAAGGCACATGACATATAAGCCGGGCGAATACAAGACAAAGACTATATATGAGCCAAAAGAGAGGGTGATAATGATCGCTCCTTTCTTCCCGGACAGGATAGTCCACCATTGCGTTATCAATGTTCTTGGGCAACATTGGACACACATATTCACATCAAATACCTATGCTTGCATTAAAGGCAGAGGGGTACATAAGTGCATGGAAGATCTTCACCGTGATATGATGATGGATAAGAAAGGCACTAAGTATTGCTTGAAGATAGATGTAAGAAAGTATTTCGACAATGTGGATCACGCATCAATGAAAAGAATAATCCGCTATACCATTGCGGATGATCAGATGCTTTGGCTGTTGGATAGAATTATAGATAGCAACGGTAAAACAATCGGTTTGCCAATAGGCAATTATACAAGTCAGTACCTTGCCAACCTATACCTCGCTTACTTCGATCACTGGGTGAAAGAGGATTTGGCAAAAATGGTTATGGCAAAATACGGAGTGAAGATATACTATTACCGATACATGGATGATATAGTAGTTCTTTGCTCCAATAAGGAAGCACTGCATTTCATACTTGACATGATGGGGCTTTACTTGGCAACGGAGCTGAAACTGGAGATAAAACCGAACTGGCAGATCTTCCCGGTCGATGATCGTTGTATTGACTATGTGGGTTTCAAACAGAATCACTACGGTATCTTGCTCCGAAAGGGAATACTTATGAGGTTCTATAAGAAACTTAACAAGGTGAAGAAGAGATACGAGATCAAAGACATTAACGATGTAAAACACCTCTTTCCGTCTGAATACGGCTGGGTAATCAGATGCTCGGAGGAACACAGTAAATTCATATTTAATAAATGTTTGAACAATGGAAACAACAACATTAGCTATCGGTTTGCTGGCTGACGAAAAGCCGGAAGTTATCTATGACCTGTACAACGGGCAAGGTACATTCCTGTATAACCATAATATCAAGGAAGTATCGGTAATCAAGGAACAAGAGGGTGGTATTACTATCACCACGGACGATGACGAAAACGCCACTGGAAAGATGTTCCAGTATGACAGCGTGAGGGTGGAATACCCCAAAACAGCGGATAACATTTTCAGCACTTTGCTCACTGCAAAATATCCGGCAAAGACGGAAAGTAAGCTGATGAATGAGTATCAATCCGCAGTGCTTGGTTTGCTTGATGAGGACTACAAGAAGCCTTATGAGGATTTCTTGAAAGATCGTCTGGCTATCCGTTCCATGATTGATGCCGATGCCGAAACGTACAACATTCCAACTGATTTATAGTATGATTGAAGATTTTGAAGATGAGCTGGATTCCAACGCTGGAGATAGTGATCTGTTTGATTGCGAATACTCCAGCGTGGATGCCCTAATTAATGAAGTGATCGTATTCACTGGCGTAAAGTCTGATGTGCAGACAGAGAACGGAACGAGAACGCTTGTTGCTTTTGGTGAGGGTGCAGGAAGATCCGCATTTTTCACCGATAGCAAGAGGCTGAAAGATGTGGTTTGCAATCCAAACCGAACATTCCCATTCCGTGCTATCATTAAGGTAGTGCGCTTTGGAAATAACACTGGATTCAAGTTCTTTTCTCCGAAGTCAAAGATCACGCAAGAGGATAAGGATAACTTCGAGTATTACAAACGTAACAAGTATAGAAGAAAAAGGTAATGAATGACTGGAAAGAAATTTTACTTGCCTTTGCCTCCGTAGTAACAGCACTTGGCGGATTGGAGTTCTTAAAGTATCTTCTTAACAGGAAAAATATAAACCGTGTTACAGCGGCAGATGCTTTTAAGGCGGAATATAAGTCTATCATTGAGGATTACCATAGGGTAAGAAAAGAGGTAGATGATGCAAAAAGGGAAATTTCATCTCTGAACGAGAAAGTGGATGAGCTATACAGGCAAGTACGCTCACTTGAAAATGAGAGGCTGGATCTGATCAAGAGAAATGCGGAGTTGGAACTTGCGCTAAGAGAGGCACGACACAATGAATGTGTCAGACCTGATGATGAGTGCTTTAAGGGTAGGCTACCTAAAAGGACTTATTGCCGATTGAAAAAACTTGCCTCTGGAGATTATGATGCTTTCTATGAAGATGATGATATAACTGAAAACAAGAAGAGCAATGCAGAGAATAAGGATAGCGGAGTATCTAAAAAGTCTGATAAGGGCTAATACGCTTGATAGTAGCAAATCCTTTGCGCTTGTACTATCAATTCTGGTAGGTGCGTTTATCGGGCTGTGTGTCGGATTTTGCCTTATATGGGATGTATGCACCAACGGCTATCTGAAAACAGATCTTGATGCTCTTGGAGTATTCATGCTCTGTATCGGTGGTTTCATGGCTGGCGGTGGAATAAATAAAGCAATTAGTGAACGAAGCAAAAAAAGGAAAGGAACAAAACAATGTTGGTACTGATTGATAACGGGCACGGTGAAAATACACCGGGCAAAAGATCTCCAAAATGGGCTGATGGCTCACAGTTGTTTGAATGGCAGTATGCCAGAGAAGTAGCAAACGCTGTATATAACCAGCTTATCGCAAAAGGTGTGGATTGCGAGTTACTGGTTAAGGAAAGTGTAGATGTACCGCTGGCAGAGAGAGCCAGAAGAGCCAATGAAGCGGCTGCAAAACATGGTAAGAGCAAGACTATCCTTGTATCTATCCATGTAAACGCTTCCAATGGAAAGGGTACAGGCTGGGAGATACACACCTATCCCGGAAAAACAAAAGCCGATGATCTTGCGCAGATCTTCTGGGACACCGCAAAAGAAATGTTCGGTAATGACTGGAAGATCCGTGGTGATTGGAGCGATGGGGACGGTGATTGGGAAAGCAATTTCTACATTCTCCGAAAAACCACTTGCCCGGCTGTACTTACAGAAAACTTCTTCATGGATAACGAAAGGGATTGCAAGTTTCTTCTTTCCCCGGAGGGCAAGGCGGCTGTTGTGAAACTTCATGTGGATTCAATAACCAAATACATTGAGAAGTATGCGTAAGTATGTAATCATAGCGTTTGCCGTTCTTTTGGCGGCAATCGCTTTCCTATCACACCGTGTCCGATCGCTCCAAACGGAGCGTGACAGACTACAGAACAACCAGACAGCACTGCTGGAGGATGTAGCCTACTACAAGACAGAATCCGGCAAGTATGCCGCATCCGTTCAATCATTGGAGTTGTCTAAGTCGGAGCTACAGAAACATTGCGATGAGCTTGTTAAGACGGTTGAGGATCTCAATGTGAAGATAAAGCGCATCCAGTCTGTTTCAACGACTGCAACGAAAACGGAAGTGCCGATAAAGACGGAAGTACGGGATAGCATAGTTTACCGTGTGCCGGATAGTTTGAAGTTGCTTCCAGTTCGCCCTACCTTGATAGACACATTGAAAAGGATCACATTCAAAGATCCGTGGGTTGAGCTTGACGGTACTATTGACAAAGGTATGTTTACTGGCAGGATTCAAACAGTAGATACGCTCATTCAGGTAGTACATAGAGTGCCGCATCAATGGTGGTTCTTCAAATGGGGGACAAAAGCCATAAGGCAGGAGATAAGAAGCTCCAGCCCGTACACCAAGATAGTTTACTCTGAATACATAGAGTTGAAACGAAAGAAGAAGAAATAA